TCATTTGATCTTTTCGATTTCGTTTCGGAGCCAGTCCATCCCAGGTTTTATATAATACTTCTCGGTCACGTCGTCGATATAGTGACCGAGAATTTTCTTTAGTGCATATTGATCCATTTTAGCTTTCTTTGCCATGGTTGCGAACTGAACACGACCATCATGGGGGCGATGACTTTTATCTAGCCCCAAGGCATCGCGTGCTTCTATAAGTCGAACATAATACCGATCGTATGTATATGCCTTACCAGGTTGGGTATCTGATTGAAATACATATTCGCTCCCTGCGGCAACAGCTTCATTATAGTGCTGTTCGACAAAATGGAATATTTTGGAATGAATTGGCACAATACGATTTTTACCTGCGACAGTTTTGGAGCCCCCATGAAATGTTTTGTTCTCTAAATCAACATCTTCTAGTTTCATGCTCAAAAGTTCATTGGGCCGCCAACCAGAATAAAATTGAATTAAAGTAATATCAAGATATGGATAGACCGGGAGAGCGCCCCAAATCAGTTCAACCTCTTCGTCTGAATATAGGATGTGACTTTTGTCCACTCTAGCTGTTTCTTCTTGATCTGATCTGGAAAGAGCAAAAGACCTTGCATAATTTTGCGGAACAAGCTCGTTCTCTACTGCATAGTCAAACATGAGATTGAACAGGCTTTTGATTCTGCCTTTAGCTGAACGAGGAAGTTCTACTTCGTTGCCACTTTTATAGGTTGTTGCCTCGTCGAGTGCGAGCTTGAGTTGTGGAATACGAACTTGCTGTAATTTCATATTGTGAATTTTGCGAACATACCGCCAGCAACACTCAGTCTTTTCTATCATCTTCTCTCCAACATGCGTCCTGTATTCCTTCAGCCATGCCTGATACAATTCATCCATGGTAATTTTTTTCTCGATGGAATATGGATTCTTGTTGTATTCAACTAATGCTAAATATGCATCATTGTAGGTTTCAAAATAAGACTGTGGCTGAAGCGGCTTACAGATTGGTTTCCCATCTAATCCTTTGTCTACGGTTACTAAAACTCTGAACGGCTTTCGTAGATTGCGCCCCTTGATTTCTGAAATCTGTCCGAATCCATTTGGCAGCCTACGACGTTTATTTGCTTTTCTAGGATACACTTGAGCATTCTTCTTGAGTGGAAAACCGCAATGAGGGCATACAAGTGCCTTATCAGAAATTTGCAATTCACACTCTGGACAGGTTATAAGCACTAAAAATACCTCCTTTTTGGCTCTGAATTCTATTCTAGCTTAAACGATACTACGATGATTGTCAATGGTTCATCATTGAAAAAAATAAAAAGCATCACGCACTGCCCCGCTTTCTTCCCTAAAATGCGCATAGAGGACGTAGTAAGATGTCCTTAGAGATTTTTAGGAGGAAAGCTCTATGAATGACCTTATTTTTCCAACAGGATCAGTACCTGTACGAGTTGCCGCAAAAGTATACGGACGTGACCCATCGTGGGTGCGAGCGGGGATTATTTCTGGATGGCTGCCTATCGGAACAGCAACCAGGGACGGCAAGAAAATTACCGACTTAAAAGAAATGAACTCTAAGTTCGGACGTATCAATTTTTACATCTCGCCAAAAGCTCTTTATGAGCAAACTGGATTTTTGTGGAGGGGTAAAGATGGCACACGTTGAACTATCTGAAAAGAATCCGTATTATATTTCAAAGCACCGATACTATGAGCTTAAACATTTCTGCTTGCAGTATCCTGAATGGAAAGATGCCTTGGTCATGCTGGATGCCTGGAAAGCAAAACCAGAAGAACTTCGGACGTATACTGTCAAAGGAAGCCGTGAATCGAACCCCACAGAACAGACCGCCATTGCCAGGGCATTCTTCAGCAAGCGGATTAGCCTTATAGAACACTGCTTGAAAGATATTTCTCCGGCAATCGCACCCTATGTATTAAAAGGAGCGACGGAATGTGTTCCGTATGATGTGCTGCGAATTCATGGCTGCCCCTGCTGCCGAGAAAGTTATTATGAGCAATACCGCAAATTCTTCTGGACATTGAGTATTGAGCGTGGATGACGCGAAAAATACATGGTCCTTTATGGAAGAATAAAGGGTGTTGGTCAGCCAATGAATAATTGGTAGTTGTGACAACTTAAATAGGCATCGATGCGAGTACGGAATGAAACGTTCCATAAAATAAACGGTACTCATCCAATGACTTGGGATTGAAAACTCAAGCATTCTTCTTTTTTATTTTCCGGCGCGAAAAAATACACCTTCTATTATGGAAAGAAATAACAAATTTTAGGAGGTATTTACTATGCTGAAGAATATTGTTGAAGGTTTTGAGGAAATGATGAACTCTATTATGACCGCATTTAACGAGTCGTCCAACGACAAGTATGCGGGTTGGAATGAGGGCGAAGAATTCCTCATGCTGAACGATGTTCGGTGTGGTATCCGCTAATGGATTCTGACCGGAAAACGGGCTCAAGGAAACTTGAGCTCTTTTCTTTTTCTATTCTAGAATAGACTGTTACGATTCAACGCGAAATTTTCTTTGTGCTTTACGGAAGGATGTCTTCCGAATATGAATAAAGGAGATTGAAATTATGGGCAAACGAGTAAAGGTAAATTACGACCGAGGCTATGTGAACGCGATGGATAAGATCCGGGTGTTTATTGAGAGCAATCAGAAAGTTATGTACATTGATACAGGCGAGTATAAGAGCGCTCAGACAGCACGCGGAGCTTACGCCAATGCGATTGCGTTGATTCGGGCGAATGGAATTGTACGGGCTACTTGCAGCCGTGGTGACTTATTCCTGATTCGCAACGACATCTAAGGTGTAGAGAGCTTACGAGAAATCGTAGGCTCTTTATTTTTCATCACGCAGAAGACCGTTTTATCAACTACATTATTAAAAAGGAGAAAATCAAAATGCTGTACATCTACTACGCTGTCCTATTCGCTGCTATCATTCTGGGCCTACTTTTCGGGATGGCACTCTACCGCTGGTTCCATTACCGTGATATTTACGAAGTGGGCGAGCTGTTGATCGGCGAGGAAGATTCCCCGGACTGGCCCTACCTGAGCCTAAGCCTGGATGAGGAGGTGAAGAGTTTTGAGGGCGACAAGTACATTATGCTGCGGGTGCACAAGCTGGACCTGACGCGAGAAAAACATGGTGCTTAATGGAGGAAACTCTAAATTACTTTGTAAAGGAGAAAATCAAAATGGAAAACTATGAAAACAAAGAATTGCTGAAGGAAGCGGCAAAGCAATCGCTCGCCAAGCTGAAGGATCTGGAACCGGGTACGGAGGATTACGAAAAGACAGCGAAGGCGGCATTGCAGCTGTACGAGATGCAAATCAAGAGCGAGGCGCAGGAGAGCGACCAGAACCTGAAAGAAGATGAGGAACGGCGGAAAGGCCAGGAGGTCATCAACGACCAGGAGAAGGCTGCGAAGGCGCGGCGCATTGAGTGGGCGAAGTTTGGCATCAGCTGCCTGACGTTTCTGGGAACGATTGGTACGACGGTATACTGGTCGATCTGCGAGGCTGGCGGTGTAGCGCCGCTTTCCAGAGCAATGAACGATGGTCTCCATGAGATCAAAAGAGGCTTTACGGACAGAAAGTAAAGGAGGAACCGAGAGGGTTCGTGGCGAAAGCTGCGGGCTCTCTTTATTTTTTATGAGATATCACGACATACCGCCAAAAGAGTGGACGAGCTACTACGGGAGCGTTTACCGGTGCAATCATCCGGTGTACCGTGTCTGCACGCTCTACCGGGAACAGGGAAAAGGCTTGTGCGTGATCCAGCAGCGCTACAACGAGAAAACCAAGGCCACTTACTGGAGCGCCATTGACCCCTGGCTGACCGACAAGATCTATCTGCATGAAGGGTTCCGGCAGTATTTTGACAGCCACGCCAAGAAGAAAAACGCAAAGGGCGAGTACCCGACTGTGACCGTACGGCAGATCATGTGGGCACTGCGCATGAAACCCCTCAAGAAAGAACGCTGGGAGACCGTGTTTGACCGGAGTTTGATCTGACAAAGGAGAAATATTATGCACGAGCATAATGATGGAACTATAATAATTGAAAAACATGAAGCACATGATACAGCGGAGCTCGAAACCAATGACTATCTTGCCTGGTTAGCCAGAGAGAAACAAAGAATAAACGCGATAAAATCAGCTTATATTATGGAGGTGATTAAGAATGGTACTTATTAACGTTGAAAAGTATTTCAGAGTTCATTGCAGGGCATGCTGCGGCGAACGAATCAAAGAAGAAGCAAAACAACTGGGCGCTTATATTGAGCGGTATGGTTACTTTGAAAATAAGCACACAGGTGTTACAAGTTTTATATTTGATGCGCATTGCAACGAAAAAGAATTCAATGAACTTATGAAGCATTTCGACGAAGATAAAGAAATCATAACGGTTTTCACTAAATGAGTAAGAGAGCTTACGAGAGATCGTAGGCTCTTTTCTTTTTGCTCAAACGCGAAAAATTCATGTTCCCTTATGGAGGAGATAGCTCAAATGGTAGAGCGCCACTTCATTGTGGAGGTTATGGGTTCGAGGCCCATTCTCTTTTTTTTTCATTTTTATTTTTGGAGGTTGAACATTATGGAGGACATTATGCTGATCCGGTCGAGTTTTCTGTGCCACATCATCTCGCAGGTCATCAACAAGATACTGAAAAAGCAGTTACCCGGTACAGAGGTACAGCTGGGCGAGGTTCAGGCGAACTGGAGCGAAAAAGAGCAGAAATTGAAAATCCATCTTGTAGTGGATGCAGAGATGACCAAGGCGCAGCTGATGGATATTCTCAAGAAGGCTGATGTGATCTGACGCGAAATTTTCATGGTGCTTTATGAGATGGTTAGTCTCAGAATTATATTTTGGAGGTACGAAATTATGAAGACATTGGTGAAAGTTGCTTTGGGCGCAGTGGCGTTTTATGGCATTACCGAATTGTTCTGCGTTGACTCCGTTGCTATCATGTGGAGACAACTTATGATGCGCAATGAAGATTTGGCAGCAGATGCGCTCGATAACGCTATGAAGGACCGGAGTCCGGATTGGGAACGGAAGCTGTATGAATTCCTGAGAACGAAGCAGGCTGAAAAGTATTTGAAGCGCTAACCAAATCGAGAGCTTACGAGAAATCGTAGGCTCTTTTTATTTTTCAAAATGGAGGTTGAACAATGAAACTGACGAAAACATGCGCGAAATTCCTGCGCAAGCACGGCGGGACTATTCTGGCGGTGGTGGCATCTGTAGGCGTGGTAGCAACGGCCATCGAGACCGGGCGGGCAACCACGAAGGCACAGCACATACTTGAAGTTGACAAGGAGCTGACAAAATTCAACGAAAACGAGTTTGGAGTGACAGAAGAGCCTCCGACAAAGAAACAAATTGTTCAGATGTGCTGGAAAGCATACGTTCCGGCTGCGATTCTTGGCGGCGGTACCATTGCCTGCATCCTGGGCTCCAACGCGCTGAACAAAAAGCAGATCGCAGGCCTGACCGCGGCGTATATGGCGCTGGGAAAGACCTATCAGGAGTATCGCAGGCAGGTGGCAGAGCAGATCGGCGTGGAAGAAGAAAAAGATATTTACAAGGACACGCAGGATGTTCTGGAGACCCCCACCCCGGCAGGCACAGACGAAGAAAAGCTGCTCTGCTACGAGCCTATCTCAAAAAGATATTTCCATGCAACGGAAACGGAGCTGATGGATGCCTTCTACAACGTGAACCGGAACTTTGCGTTGAATGGAGAAGTCTCGCTGAATGACTTCTACTCCTTCCTGCCCGGACTGGACTTTATACCGGAAGGAGATATGCTGGGCTGGTGCGCGGAGTATCTGAGCAACGAGTGGGAATATTACTGGATCGACTTCAACTATGCCCGGCAGACAACGGATGATGGACTGGAAGTGTACTATGTGACAGCATTCCAGGAGCCGATCAAAGAGTATCTGGATTACGACCCGACCAGACGGGAACCATTTTGAATTTTGAAAAGGAGACTGATATTTTATGAAGAAGATCAATTGGTGGAAAGTTGCATCCGTGGCAATGATGGCTGCAAGCGCAATCCTGAGCTTTGGCCACGACCTGATCGAGGAGCAGCGCAGCGAAGAGGAAATGCAGGACATGGTGCGGGAGGAAGTTCAGCGCCAGCTTGCAGAAAAGAACCGGTAAACGCGAAAAATACAGTCTCCCTTATGGAAGAAATATCCAAACTGACAAACAAAGGAGATTGATATTTATGTACGATCACGACTATTATGCAAAGATGGACAAGGCAATGGTACGCGTACTGAAGGCAGTTGCACGTTCAGTAGGGTACGGCTTTACAGGGCTGTATCACTATCTGAAGAAGCAGCCGACCAGACTGTATGAATATATCCGTTACCAGATCCAACTGGAACGCGATGATCAGCGTGAAACAGAAATTCGCTTCGAGAATTTGAAGCAGCACGGACATATCTGAAAGGCGAGAGCTTACGAGAAATCGTAGGCTCTTTCTTTTTATACATTTTTGGAGGTACGAACGATGAACCTGAAAACATTTGCAAAGGCAGTGCGCAGGAGCGCAGGTAAGAACGCATCCAAGATCCTGGGAGGTCTGGCAATCACGGGAAGCATTACGGCGGTCTATTTCGCTGTGACCGCGACCCCCAAGGCCATGATCCTGCTGGACGAGAAAAAGCAGGAGTTGGGCGTGGAAAAGCTGGACGTGAAGACCATTGTCAAGACGGCGGGCCCGGTGTACGTGCCGACTGCGCTGAGCATGGTGCTGTCTGCGGGTTGTGTCATTGGTGCAGTTCATGTGGACGAGCGGCGGAATGCTGCACTGGCCGCGGCGTGCACCCTTTCTGAGAGCGCGCTCAAGACCTATCAGGACAAGGTGCTGGAGACCATCGGCCCCGAGAAGGAACAGGAGATCCGGGAGACCATTGCACTGGAAAAGATGGCCAAGTGCCCCGAACCGACAACCATCCAGCCTGCCAAGGGCCTTGCCACGACCGATGTTTCCTACGACCAGCGGGTGAAGTGCTGGGAAAGCCTGACCAACACCTACTTCTGGACGACTAAGGCCATGATCGAAAAGGCCGTCAATGGGGTCAACAAACAGCTGCTCAGCGACTTCCGGGTGAGCGAGAATGATCTGTTCGACTATCTGGGCATCGACCACTGCGTCAACGGTGACCTGCTGGGCTGGGACACGGATTCGGGGCTTAACGTTGATATTTTCTATGCGTCCCGGCTGGACGAGGATGGAATGCCCTGCCTGACGCTGGAGTATCACACGCCTCCGAAGTGGCTGGGCGGCTATTGATATTTGACCCGGCGCGAAAAATTCAGCTTCCTTTATGGAGGTAATACTCCGACATTATAAACTTATATTTAAGAAAGAGGTAACAAAAATGGACGAAATGATGAACATGAACGAAACTACTATGGAGAACGAGACTTCTGTTGAGGTCGTTCCGGAGGAGAATGTTCAGATGATCGATAACGAGGAAACTTCGAGCAACGGCTCGGGCGTTGGTCTCGCTGTTGGTGCTGTTGGTCTGGTTGCAGCCGTGGGATACGGACTGTACCGGAAGCACAAGGCCAAGAAGCAGAACAAGGACGAGGAGAAGCCGAAGACCAAGAAGAAGATCGTCTGGCAGAAGCCCTGGAAGATCGAGAATGTCGATTCTGCACAGGTGGACGTTCCTGACGAGGACGTTGAGGAAACTTCTGAAGAGAAGTAATGTTAGGTAAGGCGAGAGCCGTGGAGAAATCTGCGGCTCTTACTTTTTTGTTTTTGAAAGGATGACAACATGGCACAAGTAAACATGCCGAAGAGCAGCATCGGACAGCAGCCTGCCGCAGAGCCCCAGAAGAAGTTCCATAAGGTCGTCAAGGGAAAAGTGACCCTCAAGGAGCAGAACGATATCCAGAAGATCGCCAACGAGTTCCTGGCCGAGGACCTCAAGACCGTGAAGAACCGCATCGTGGTGGACTATCTGCTGCCCATGCTGAAGAACGGTCTGTGGAGCATTTTCAACTCTGCGGTCAGCATTGCACTGTTTGGCGAGGATCGTTCCCGCGGTTCTTCGAGCAACTATTCCGGCTCCCGCACCCAGCGGAACAGCTACGACACCTACTATCAGGGTGGCTCCGGCAACCGGCAGGAAAATCCGAACCGGGCCGCAGGACGCAGCTTGCAGAACCTGGACTTTGAGTTCCGCGCGGATGCAGACGACACGCTTTCCCAGATGTATGATGCGATTCGCCAGTACGGTCAGGCTTCTGTGGGTGACCTGTGGGATCTGATGGGCGTTTCCAACGAGAGCACCGATTACAACTACGGCTGGTACAACCTTGACGGGGCGTTCATCAAGGGCATCCCGGGCGGATATCGCCTGATGCTGCCTCGCCCTGTACCGCTGCGCTGAACAATAAGAAAGGATTGATATTTATGAAGTTCCTGAAAAAGATCGACAAAACCGAAATCATGGGCAAAGTGACCCGTGCTGCATCCAAGTGCGGATACAAGCTGAAGAAGGCAAGCCCCACCATTATGATCGTTGGCGCTGCCATTGGTGGTGTGACTGCTACCGTGCTGGCCTGCAAGGCGACCATCAAGGCGCAGGATATTATGACCGAGCACTATGCTCAGGTGGAGAGCATCCACACGGCCAAGAAGCAGATCGAGGATGGCACGGTCCAGCTGAGCGATATTACGACCACCTACGTCCAGACCGGCCTGAAGCTGGCAAAGGTGTATGCGCCTGCGGTCACCCTGGGTGCGGTATCTCTGGGCTGCATGTTCGGTTCCCACCACATCATGTCCAAGCGCAACGCGAGCCTGACTGCGGCTTATATTGCTCTGGACAAGGCCTTTGAGGAGTACAAGAGCCGTGTATCCGACCGCTTTGGTAGCCGCGTACAGGAGGAGCTGGAGCACAACATCAAGGCTGTGGAGCTCGAGAGCAAGAGCACCAACGAGCAGGGCGTGGAGGAGACCATCAAGGAGTACAAGGACATCGCCATGCAGCACACCAGCCCCTATACCTGCATCTTTGACGAGACTGTCGACACCTGGCAGCCCGACAACATGCTGAACCGCAACTACCTGTTCCTGATGGAGCAGGCGGCAAACAAGCGTCTGCGCACCCAGGGGCACCTGTTCCTGAATGACGTTCTGGCATCTCTGGGCACCCACGGAGGTGTGACCCTGAAGACCCCGGAAGGCCAGATCGTTGGCTGGATCTATGACCCGAACGACCCGACCCGACAGAACCACGTGGATTTTGGTGTGACCAACTATGTCAAGGGCGACGAGGCGCTGAACAGCTTTATCAACGGCGGGGAGCGCTCGGTGATGCTGCGGTTCAACTGTGACGGGCCCATCATCGACAAGATCTGACACTGATATTTTGGAGGAATACGCTATGACCAGATTCGCTAAGAGACTGTCTTACCTGTTTGCTGCCATGGCCGGAGTCTGCTTCGTCTCTGGTCTGGCGGTTCTTTCCGAGTGAGGTGGAACGATGGAAACTTTGGAAAGCACTTTCCTGTTTCTGGACTATCTGACCGATACCAAACGCAAGCGCCACATGGTGGGAGGCATTCTGATGAGTGTCTCCCTTTTCTTTGGCGGATTGGCGTTTACCATGATGACGATCAAAGGAGACATCGACAATGAACAAGACCGTGCGTGATATTCTGCTCTTTGCAGCAGGCTTTGGGACAGGTGCCCTTATGATGCACACCGTTTTCGAGAAGAAATACGAGACCTATTACGGCAAACGGTACGAGGCCGAGCGTGAGAATCTGCGGCAGAAGGAAGCCGATATGGACAAGACCATCGAAGAAAGGGCGACCCAGAAGAGCTTTGAACAGCTGGCCGGGAAGTACCGTACCGAATCTGACCCGGAAGATGTGGTGGCACATGAAGCCATCGAAGTCATCGAGCCGGATCAGTTTGGTGAGCTGGACGACTACGAGACTTCCTTCCTGACCTATTACGCAGACGGAAAGCTGGTGTTCGATACGGAGGATCAGCCCGTGGACGACGATGATATTCCGAAGATCATTGGCAACGAGGCACTGGACCGCATTGGCGAGTTCGCACCGAGCGCTGTTCATGTCCGTAACCACAACTACCACAAGGATTACGAGATTCTCCGGGTTCGGGAGAACTGGCCCGGCAACCACGACGATGAGGAGGATGAATGAACTTTATGAGGGAGACGGAGCAGTATTATGACTGGCTCTACAAGATCGTCTGCGGCGAATGGGAACCCCGGAACCTCAGCTTTCACCGCTTACTGATGTATCTTTTTAACCGGGATTATATTCCGGCGTGCGAAATGGATGTCTGCCGGGCAACGGACGGCATCAACCTGCGGTACCGCTTTGCATCGGAGAATAATATTCCGTACGGAAAGATCGATGCGGTATTTCAGGGCGTACCCTGCTCTATGCTGGAGATGATGGTGGCGCTGGCGATTCGCATCGAGGAGCACATCATGGAAGACCGCAGCATGGGCAACCGTGTGGGGCAGTGGTTCTGGAGCATGGTCGTCAGCCTGGGTCTGGCTGCCATGGACGACACCCGTTTCAGCGAAGAGCGCGCGGAACCGATCCTGGCCCGGTTTATGGATCGGGACTACCAGCCGAATGGAGCAGGTGGTCTCTTTACGATTACCCGTACGTCCATTGACATGCGTACCATTGATATTTGGTATCAGCTGATGAGCTGGTTGAATGAGAATGAGTTTTGATGACATACGAATCAAAAATCTGCATCCCTATGGAAGGATTCATTGAGAAGATACTCGACGATTCCCATGTGATGCTGCGAATCACGGCGTGTCGAGACGAGAACAACATTGGTCGGCTGATTCTGGCTGACCCGAATTACTGGAGGAAAATTGACAATGGAACTGACTGATATTTTGATCGACCTGAGCAACAGCAAGGCTGCACTGGAGGTGGCCAATCACACCATCCGCCGCATGAAGGGCAAGTGCATCCGGAAGAACATTCTCATCGCTGGTCTGCTGTGGTTTGGCTTTGTTTCCTGCAAGATGGTGAACGAGGCGGAAAAGCAGCGCAAGGAAGCCGATGAGCGTGCCCGTGAGGCAGAGGCAGCGCTGGCCCAGATGACCCTCCAGAAAGAGAAAGACGTATAAAAACCTCGGAGAAAGGAGGAAGTCAGTTACAAATGATTGATTTCCTGATGATTGCAACGCGGACGGGAAAACGCGGGACAATCGAAATTTATCCCAAATTCATCATCAAGAAGTCGAAAGACCTGATGATCCGGGGTTCTGATTTTTACGCGGTCTGGATGGAAGAGCGGGGACTTTGGAGCACGGACGAACAGGATGCGCTCCAGATGATCGACCGCGCGCTGGATATTTACGCGGAGGAACACAAGCAGGTCTTCAATGACAGCTACCGTGTTCTGCACATGTGGGACGCGGAGAGCGGGATGATCGACAACTGGCACAAATACTGTCAGCGCCAGATGCGGGATAATTACCACACCCTTGACGATACATTGATATTTGCGAACACCCCTGTCAAGAAGGAAAGCTATGCGTCGAAGCGGCTTCCGTATCTTCTGGAGGAGGGGAACATCCGTGCCTACGACGAGCTGATGACCACCTTATATTCTCCCGAGGAGCGAAAGAAGATCGAATGGGCGGTTGGCGCGATCGTGAACGGCGATTCCCGCAAGATCCAGAAGTTCCTCGTGCTCTATGGTCCACCCGGCAGCGGCAAATCGACCGTATTGAACATCGTCCAGAAACTTTTCGACGGGTACTGGTCGGTGTTCGACTCCAAGGTGCTGGGGTCATCGTCCAATGCGTTTGCGCTGGAGGCGTTCAAATCGAACCCGCTGATCGCGATCCAGCACGACGGTGACCTTTCCCGCATTGAAGACAACACCCGGCTGAACTCGCTGGTATCCCACGAGACCATGCTGGTGAACGAGAAGTTCCGCAGCCAGTATTCCAGCCAGTTCAAGTGTTTCATGTTTCTGGGCACCAACAAGCCCGTTAAGATCACGGATGCAAAATCGGGCCTGATCCGACGACTGATCGATGTGGAACCTACCGGTGAAAAGATCCCTGCAAAAAAGTACCGTGACCTTGTAGCGAAGGTGGACTTTGAGCTGGGTGGAATCGCATGGCATTGCAAGGAAGTATACGAGCAGAACAAACATCTCTACGATGATTATATTCCGACCCGTATGCTGGGTGCATCGAACGACTTTTACAACTTCATGCTGGATTCCTTTTATATTTTCAAGAAGGAGGACGGCGTATCCCTGAAGCGGGCCTGGGCGATGTACAACACCTACAATGACGAGGCTAAGGTGGCGTACCCATACTCGCGCCGTGCGTTCCGGGAAGAGCTGATGAACTACTTCGAGGAGTACAAGGAACGCGCGGAGACCGTGAATGGCGAGCGGGTGCGGAGCTACTACAGCGGCTTCAAAGCGGAGAAATTCAAAGAGTTCCTTGACGAACCTGTGAAGGCAGAAGAACCCACTGTCGAGCCGGAAACGTCATGGATCGAGTTCAAGGAGCAGCATTCTCTCTTCAATGATATTTGCAAGGACTGCCCTGCACAATATGCGACAGACGATGGCATTCCGATGCGAAAATGGGAGAATGTCAAGTCAAAATTGGCCGAACTGGATACTTCGAGACTGCACTACGTGAAAGTTCCGGAGAATCACATTGTCATCGACTTTGATATTCCCGGGCCGGATGGAAAAAAGAGCTTCGAGCGCAACCTGGAAGCTGCCTCCAAATGGCCCCAGACCTATGCGGAGCTGAGCAAATCTGGTGCGGGCATCCACCTGCATTATATTTACACCGGCGATGCAACGAAGCTGAGCAGGATCTACGACGAGAACATCGAGGTCAAGGTGTTCACGGGGAAGTCCTCTCTGCGGAGAAAACTGTCGAAATGCAATGATATTCCGGTTGCGACCATCAGCAGCGGCCTGCCACTGAAGGGAGAAACGAAAATGGTTGATACAAAGCAGATCCAGGATGAGCGGCACCTGCGTATCCTCATCAAGAAAGCCCTTGCCAAAGAGATCAGCCCCTATACGAAGCCCAGCATTGACTTTATTGCACGCATCATGGACGAAGCCTACGAAGGCAATGTCGTTTACAATGTGGACGACATGCGGAATGCGATTCTGGGCTTTGCCGCCAGCAGCACGAACCAGGCGGACACCTGCCTGAAGATCGTGGCGAAGATGCATTTCAAGTCGAAGGATGATATTCAGCGGGAGGCCCCTGCGGGGGAGGAAACGCCATTGATATTTTTCGACGTGGAGGTGTTCCCGAATCTGCTGCTCGTGAACTGGAAGTTCGCCAAGCAGGAGCCTGTGCACCGTATGGTGAATCCTGCACCGGAGGAGATCGAGAGCCTGACAAAGTATCGGCTGGTCGGCTTCAACAACCGCAAGTACGACAACCATATCCTCTGGGCCCGCATGATCGGGATGTCGGTGGAGCAGATCTATGCGTTGTCCAACCGGATCATCAACGAGCACACGGGCTTCTTTGGTGAGGCGTACAACTTGTCCTACACGGATATTTTCGACTTCTCGTCGAAAAAGCAGAGCCTTAAGAAATTTGAAATCGAGTTGGGCATCCACCATCAGGAGCTGGGACTTCCGTGGGATCAGCCGGTGCCGAAGAGCCTGTGGGACAAGGTGGCCGAGTATTGCGACAACGATGTGATCGCGACCGAGACCCTGTTCTACTCGAAAAAGCGTCAGGCAGACTTTGTGGCGCGAGAGATCCTGGCAGACCTTGCCGGGATGACGGTGAACGACACGACAAACTCGCTGACAACACGCATTATTTTCGGCAAGGAAAAGCACCCCCGGCTGGTCTACACCGACCTTGCTACGGGAAAGTCCGATGCGATCGTGGAAGTCGAGCCTGATATTTTGACCGACTGCAACATCATCAATGCCTTTCCCGGTTACGAGTGGGCCAAAGGCGAGGACGGCAAGTACCACAACATGTTCCGGGGCACAGACCTGGGCATGGGTGGTTATGTCTACGCTGAGCCCGGGATGTACACGAACGTAGCCCTGCTGGACGTTGCGTCGCTGCACCCGCATTCGGCCGTTGCCATGAACTACTTTGGTGAGTACACCAAGCATTTCAACGACCTGATGGATGTACGAATCTACGTCAAGCACGGCGAGTACGAGAAGGCAAAGGGACTCTTTGGCGGCAAACTGGCAAAGTACCTCGATGATCCGCAGCAGGCAAAGGCTCTGGCGCAGGCGTTGAAGATCGCCATCAATTCAGTTTACGGGTTGACCAGTGCAAGCTTCGACAACCCGTTCCGCAACCCCAAGAACGCCAACAACATTGTGGCGCTTCGAGGGGCTTTATTTATGCGCACTTTGCAGGATGAAGTGCAGCAGCGCGGCTTTAAGGTCGCGCACATCAAAACGGATTCGATCAAGATCCCCGATGCGACCCCGGAAATCATTGCGTACTGCATGGATTTTGCGAAGAAGTACGGCTACACGTTCGAGCATGAGGCGACCTACGAGCGGATGTGCCTGGTAAACAATGCCGTTTATATTGCAAAGTACATGACTGCGGACCGCTGTGAGGCGCTTTACGGCTATATCCCGGGCGACTGCAAGGACGAAGGCGGCGAATGGACGGCGACGGGCACACAGTTCCAGGTGCCGTATGTGTTCAAGACCCTGTTCTCTAAAGAGACGATCGAGTTCACCGACCTCTGCGAGACAAAGACCGTTTCCAAGGGCGCTATCTATCTCGACAAGAACGAGGACCTGCCCGAAGGCGAACACAATTATATTTTTGTGGGACGCGTGGGACAGTTCTGCCCGATCATGCCGGGAAAGGGCGGCGCTCTGCTGCTGCGGGAAGCGGGCCTGACGGATACCGGCGAACGGAAATATGCTTCTGTGACCGGAGCAAAGGATTACCGCTGGCTGGAAAGCGAGGCGGTCTATCAGCTTCAGATGCAGGAGGATATCGACAAAAGATATTTCAACCGGGAAGTCGATGAGGCAGTTGAGGAGATCTCCAAGTACGGCGACTTCAACTGGTTCGTTGGTGACGATGGCGTTGCTCCCTGGACAGCACCGGATCTTCCATGGAGCGATGCGCAGGAAGAAGCAGCAAGAAATTTTGACGTGAGGTGATATTTTATGGCAAACAAACTTTATGACAGTAACAAACGTGTGATTGGTAACATTACCGATGTTGTTAGAACGGTGGACGGGGAGACGATGATTACACTGGACACAGGCCGTACGTTCCAGTTTGAGTCTTATGGCATTTATTGGGATAAGGGACATAATTGCTTCATTAACGAACCCTATTACCCGGGTACGTTGAACACCGCACATGCAAAAGAGGCGACGGCAATGAATGCAGCGGTTATTAAGAATGTGATTTTTGCTCCTCCGGCCACGATCGTTTACTGGTCGGATGGTTCCAAGACCGTTGTGAAGTGCAGCGAGAAGGATGTTTTCGACCCGGAGAAGGGGCTGGCCATGGCAATTGCAAAGCGTTGCGGTGGTAACAAGGGCAGCTATTACAAGGAGATCCAGAATTGGGTCGAGAAGAGCGGGAAGAAGTATCCTGGGAAGACTGCTGCCGGAAAAGCTGTCGATCTGGATGTGCTGAAAAAGTACAGTTCTGAGGCAAATAAGGATTTTGAGAAGTTCCTCAGCGCGGTCATGAGCAACAATCAGTCTGGTACACTTCTCCACCTGACAGCACTCGTGGCAGATCTGAAAATTCTGGAAAATGAATTCAACAAGTAAAAAGGAGACTGATATTTATGTACACCAAGCGCCAGAAAGTCAATATCGACGATACCCATTTCATCTTTACCACCAACTTCAGCGGTGATCCCAGCCGTGACCGCTTTGGCTCGGACAAGCGCCGCGTCAACGTGGTCATTCCCACCATGGATCTGGTGAATCACCTCATGGATCTCGGTGTGAAGGTTCGTCAGACCAATCCGAATCCTGAGCGTACCTACGACGAGCCGTTCGTTCCGACCTACTTCGTGCCGGTAACGATCAACATGGATTCCAAGTGGCCCCCGCATATCTACTGGGTTACCACCTCCGGCAAGCGCCTGCTCTGCAACACGGACACGATCAGCCAGCTGGACTTTATCCGGGTCAAGAACGTCTGTCTCCAGGCAAACCTTGTCGAGAAGCGGAATGCACCCGGCGAGTACAGCCTGTATGCGGATGTGATGTACGTTGAGCAGGATGCGGACGCTGATCCGTATGCAGAGCGCTATGCTCAGTTTGCAGCTCCTGAAGCAGACATGGCAGAGCCGAGCGACCACACCGAAATTCCGTTCTGAGGTGAAGCATATGAAGAAACTGTTTATCAGCTGCCCGATGAAAGACCGTACCGAAGCCCAGATCCGTGGGACCATGATGCAGATGCACCGGATTGCAGAAGCAGTCTTTGGTGAAGAGCTGGAGGTGATCCAGACCTATATTCCTGATCCTCCGAGTGGCATGAACCAGGCACTTTGGTGTCTCGGCGAAAGCATTAAGATGCTGTCGGAGGCCGATTACTTCATCGGCGTATATGATGAAGAGAAAGCGTACCGTGGTTGTGCAATCGAGAACCAGGCCGCAAAGACTTACGGCATTCCCAGTTACACCATCAACCTGAACTATGTGGCTCGGGATGTCATCGAAGCACGAGCGAAAGAGGCTCGTAAGTATAGCTGCTTTGGTTACTAATCAATGATATTTCGAGTGCCGGGTCAGTCCCTGGTCGAATGCCCAGTCGGTGAGTGCCCACGTCGCAAAATGGCGGCTCTAAGGAAACAGCTCGATTTATATTTTTGATGTGCAATTTGGGAGGTTGACAGTATGAAAGTTCTGAGGGTTCGCCCAAAGCATTACCCTGAAGTGATCGACATTGACTGCTCTTTGGAATCGCTCCAGAAAGAGGTGGAAGGCCCGATTCAGGCTGTTTACCCGTGGGATGATGCGGTGGCATTGATTTGCAACGAAGAAGGAAAGCTGCATGAGGATTGCATGGAGAAACTCAACCGGACGCTCGACGGCCCTTATAGTATCCCCATTGATATTATCGTTGGAACATTCCTGATTGTAGGCCTCACGGAGGATGATTTCGGTGAGCTTTTGCCGGAGTTCGTCGAGAAGTACGAGAAGATGTTCCATCGGCCGAGAAAGTTCGTCACCTACACGGATAGCGAAGGAAAAACGCATCTCGACGTTGATTATTGTACACCTGAAGAATAAGCACATGAGAGCCCTGGAGAAATCTGGGGCTCTTTTATTTGAGTCATTAGCATGGGCTGTACGGTGGGTTCGATTCCCGCATGACTCACAACCGGGCCAGAGAGCCTGATAATTGAACAACAGAAGGAGTAAGGATTATGAGCAGAGAAAAAGTAAAAGAGATCGTCGATTACATGGTTTCGGAGGGTACACAGAACACCAACTATGGCTGCTGGGCCTTTGATATTCCGGAACTGTGCGACAAGTTCGACCTTCCGCTGGAATGGTTCTATGAGCACAACGATGATATTTGTCGCGAACTCGGCAAGCGTGATGAGATTGCTGATTACGAGCAGAACTACGACTGGAACAACCATCCGCTGGATTACGACCTGGTTTATTACACGGACTTCTGTCGTTCTGAGGAGGTGTGATATTTATGGGCGGACTTCGCAGAGTAGATAAGGCTTGCAAAAAATGCGGCGGTATGATGTACCAGGTTCCGTCAAAAAGATTATACTGCGATAAATGTCGAGACACCGTATCGCGTAACATGTCAACGACGGAAGAAAAGCCTAAAAAGCTCACACTGTCAGAAATCATGCGCGAAGCAGATAAGGAGGGCTTGCAATATGCGTCCTACTGCAAAAAGCACGGACTTTACTAAGAAAAAAGAGCTCTGGAAGGTGTTCAGAAAGCACCGGAAAGAGCTCTTTGCTTATACCGTCAGAGGGGAGGGCGAAGATGAGGAAGAGGCGACGATCTCGCTTCTGGCCTATGAGAATCACTGCAAGAAAAGTGACATTTATGTGACGTTGGAAATGAGGTGAGCGACCTGATGGCAGGTGTAACGCTCTACGACTACCAATTGGATGCGATCAACCGTATGAAAATCGGCTGCATCTTATGCGGAGGCGTAGGAAGCGGAAAATCAAGAACGAGTTTGGCGTTCTATTACAAACTTTACGATGGGGAGGTGAACACGGAAAAATATGTTCGTATGACAGAGCCCCCGGATCTTTACATCATCACGACTGCCCGGAAACGGGATACGGGAGAGTGGGACGAAGAACTGGCCCATTTCTATATGTCTACAGATCCAGAGCATGATATTTACGAGCACAAGGTCGTGGTGGATTCCTGGAACAATATCGGAAAGTACGTTGGCGTGAAGAATGCGTTCTTTATATTTGACGAGCAGCGAGTCGTTGGAAAAGGCGCATGGGTGAAATCTTTCTACAAAATTACGCAAAATAACGAGTGGATTCTGCTCAGCGCCACCCCTGGGGACTGCTGGACGGATTATATCCCGGTGTTCATCGCCAATGGATTCTATCGAAACAGAACGGACTTCAACAACCAGCATGTGGTATACAGCCAATTCTGCACGAAATACCCGAAGATCGACCGGTATCTGAATACCCAGCGCTTGGTACGGCTACGGGAACGGATTCTGGTTGACATGGACTTCGAGCGGCCGACGGTCTCGCACCATGAGAATGTATTTGTGGATTACGACAAGGTGAAGTATCTGTCGATCTGCAAGAACCGGTGGAACCTCTGGGAGAACAAACCAATCGAGACCGCCAGCGAGTTCTGCTATCTGCTGCGGAAGTTGGTGAACGCTGATGCAAGCCGACAAGAAAAAGTGCTGGATATTTGTAAAGGCAGACCTAGGGTTATTATCTTCTATAATTTCGATTATGAGCTTGATATTCTAATGGGTCTGGACTACGGCAAAGATACAGAGGTGGCCCAATGGAACGGGCACAAGCATCAGCCGCTTCCTGAAGGCGACAGGTGGGTGTATCTGGTGCAGTACAATGCCGGTGCTGAAGGCTGGAACTGCATCAAGACGGACACCATTATATTTTACAGCCAGAACTACTCCTATAAGATCATGGGGCAGGCCTCGGGGCGTATCGACCGGCTGAATACCCCGTACAAGGATCTGTACTACTACCATCTGAAGAGTAGGAGCGGTATTGATTTGGCAATTTCGAGAGCCCTGAACTCGAAGAAAGCGTTTAACGAGAGGAAATTTTATGGAGCAGGTTAACTTTGAAGATGTATTTGCTGACCTGATTCATTCTTTTGAATCTGCGGCAGATAAAGTAAAGAAACTCACAGATGAACGGGAGGACGAGGTTTATATGAGAATTGCAAATGACCGGAAAGCTGCCAATGGATTCCGTCCGAGCTATCCGAAATGCAAGATTCCTAAGACAGATATGGCTAACAAAGTTATGCAGGGGCGGATTCATAAACACTGCTAATAGAAAGGATTGATATTTGTGATTAAGGATTCTGGAGATCGTACCGAATTTGAAACTGGTGCCAAACGCGACATGCACGCCGGGAAGGGGCGCATGGACCTTCTGCCTTGGTACGGCATCATGGAGGTCAGTAAGCACTGTGAGGAAGGTGCCTTAAAGTACGGTGAGCACAACGCAGACAAGGGTATTCCGCTGCATTCGCTGCTGGACAGCGCTGCTCGGCATCTGGCAAAGTACATTGTTGGTATGGACGATGAGGATCACCTGCGCGCGGCCTGCTGGAATCTGTTGCGGGCGCTGGAGCAGCGGACGACGCATCCTGAGTTGGATGATAGGTTTGCGGTCGAGCAGGAGAAGGCAAAGAAAAAACGTCCCTGGATATCGGTTGAATGTATGAATTGCATGAAACGCCATCCGGTTGCTCCTGAGGTATGGTCATATAATGCAGACGGAGCTCCTATCGACCACAAGGTTGTGAGGTGCCTATTCTGTAAAGCAAACGAGGAACACAAATACGTCGGCGACCTTGACGGATATGCAGATCCTGACGAGACACTCGTTGCCGTTAAATGCGGTGACTGTAATGCTCATTTTGAGATCCCTACATCTAACTGGAACAGTATGAAGGAGTGCACAATCCATAACGGTGAGGTTCTGGCACGTTGCCCTCGCTGCGGAAAGGACACTTTTATTTCGGAGGTAAGCGCTGATGAATAACTGGATGCGCGAAGTGGACTATGCGACCTACTGTCCGAAGTGCAAGAGCTTCAAGGTGCTGGAGACGGATGAACCCTGCCACGAGTGCCTGACGGAGTGTGCGCGGGAGGGTACGGTGAAGCCTTTGAAGTTTAAGGAAGGCGCGAAATAATCAGCTTCCTTTATGGAGGACGAATACTCACAAATTATACTTGGAGGTTATTATTATGGATTTTATGAATTCGCCTTATGAGGATTATACTACAGAAGAATTGGATGCCAAGGAAAAGCAGCTTATGTATGAGCTTGAACTAAACAAGCTTAAGCGTAAAGCACTTGACGAACAGGCATACTTTCTTGAGCTGAAGTTGTCGATGATCAATAAGACGACACCAAGAAAAAATCAGGAATTCATGCCGGGTGATTTGGCTGAGGAGTTCTAAGGGCATAGAGCCGTGGAGAAATCTGCGGCTCTTTATTTTCTGAACTGTAACAAAAAAAGGAGCGATTCAAATGCACGAAATCCAGGAAAAAGCCACGACCCATAAGGTCTTCATGAAAATCATCCGCCCTTGGCCCGGACGAAGCGGATATTTAGAAAAGTTCTCTGATTTAACCTCGAACGGTATGGCAAGGTTTCGCTTTGAGGGTGATAACTACGATACCATCGCCCATGTGAGCAATATGGAATATAAGGTATATGACTGATTTCAAATCTAAAATTGTAGAGTATCAGGAGGAACGGTGAACGCTAAATGATATTTGCTGAAGAGGATTTGAACTCTTTGAATGCTATTGCTGGACTATTGGCTTCATTCGGGTGTGATAGTCAGGCTGGCTGCGTGCTTTATATTCAGCATAAAATTGCAAAGACCATGGAGGCTGACGAAAGGAAATGCAGAAATGAGAAACATGTCTAAGAAAACCTGGAAACTCCGGGTTTGGAATCACATGACCGAGATGCAGAAGCTTGATATTCTGCTGAAGCACGCTAAGGTTCCGCATACTTATGGACGTCGTTGGCCAGAGATGGACAGGCCGGACTGTCCGGAGTATCTTCCGGGCGGACGGCTTGATTGCGGTGAGCAAATCATTGCATATGATGCTGCTGGAAATCGTATCTGGGATGGCGTTTGGGGTTGGGGTTCCTATGGCTTTGAGCAGGGGCTTATCGAGGTGATGGGTGCGCAGCTGCTTGGCCATGATGATGTTAAGGGCTGGCTCACGGCTCGTCAGGTTATGAAGATGTGGAGGTGTAGAAATGCTGCGCAAAATCGTTGATTTCGTCAAAAAGATATTCTGGACAGAGCCGATGGTTTCGACAGTCAACACGCTGAAAGATGCCATGCGGGATCTTGAGGTGGCCCGGAACCACTTTGAGAACTGCGACCCGGAGTTTATTACGGCTGCTATCTTCGAGCTGAACGCTGCGGAGAGCCGTCTGGATGCTGCGAGGAGGTGTGCGGTATGACAACTTTCTACTGCCCTACATATTTCTGCAATTTCTGTGAGCGAGAGTTTGAAGTGGGTAATCGCTATCATGATGAAGAGGAAGCATTTAATAAAGCAAAAGAATTGATGTACCACAAAGCTGTTCACATCTGTGATAATGGAAATATTGGTGTCGGTGTTTTTACAGGGTTTGAAAGGGTGGATATCGGTGACTAATAATACTTGGGAAAAAATCGGCCATATGCTGGGTCATATTCTGGCGGCAACGCTGGTTATTTGCGCATGGCTGATCATTATTGCGTTCACGCTGAAGGTGATCTGGTTCATTTTGTTCCGGATTCTGCTGTGAGGTGCGATATGATTGACTATGAAGAAGTTGTTGAGGCCATATGGAGGTACGACTGTCCTCGAATCGACATTGATGAGGATATTACGACGCTTTATGCGGATGGCAAAGCCTTTGCGCAAGTTATTCACAGGGCTGACGGGTCACGCGAGGACTTGTATTTTGAGGATTACGAGCTTCAAAAAGATATCCTGATCAAGCCGAACGCTACGTTGCGTGATGTGGTCGAGCTTTGCATGAATGGTGACATTAGCTACGCAGATGCTCGTGAATGGTGCATGGAGAATGATATTTCACTTGGGCAGTTCGACAGGTGGCTTTATGGTGCGCTGAGAAAGTCTGATACCCCTGCCCGTGTGGAACCGAAAGAACCGTGGCCATATCGAGTGGTGGCGGGCATAAACCGGGTGCTGGAGATTCTGCTTAACTCGATTTTGGAGGATTTTATATGAGATGTTGTCCGGTATGCTATTCAAAAGTGAGGCCAACTGTATACGGAACAGCGACCACTGGGACAAGCCTGGAAATCAAGTATAAGATTCAGTGTCGGAATTGCGGATTTGGATGCGATAAAGCAGGCAGTGTCATAGTGCAATATGATGAAGAAACGATGAACCCAATAGCCGATGATCATGGCTTACGGAAACTTATTAGAGACTGGGATTCTATTTTGCGAGATCCTGATAGAGAAAGGCTGGCTGATATATGAAGTACACATTTTGGTTTGAATGTACCGACAATGGTGGTGGACATCAGGCTTTTGAAGTCAAAGCAGAGAATAAGCAGGAGGCCATCAAGAAGGGCATGGCGTTTGCAAAGAAACATGCTTCGGGTGATATCTGTGGGGATTGGGAGTGCAAAATGATATCGGAGTGGACAACATGAACAACGACTTCGGAGCACTTACGATACTTGCACCTAAATGCCAGAAGTGTCCGAAGGTGGAAACTTGCGACCATAAGCAACTGGCTCATCTCGGATACATTATCCCAATCGAGGATATTGGCATCAGCATGGTGGTCCAAAGAGGTAATGGAAAGAGCCTGCGGCAGCTTGAAATCATTGATTCGTTGATGAAAAGGAGATTTAATTATGAAAATCGTTGAACCTAAGTACGAAATCCTCACTGATATTTCTGAAGGCGGCATCAAAGAGCTCCAGCAGATCGAGCGGGTGGCCCGTGTCTGCTACAAGAGCGAGGATAAGATCACGCCGGACGGTGAGTCGGCAAAGAAACTGGTAGGTTTTCTGGTGAAGCAGGGGCATGAGGCTATGCTGGAGCATTCGCAGCTGTCCGTGCTGTTTACCTGTGACCGGGCCATTGCCAATGAGTTGGCACGGCACCGTATTGCGAGCTTTGCGCAAGAGAGCACACGGTACTGCAACTACTCGAAGGAGAAGTTTGGCGGGGAGCTGAGCTTTATTCGGCCGTATTATATTGATGTGACCGACACTGACAAGAAACGTGAAAGCGCAGAATATACGCCTGGCAGCACCTGGCTTGATTCCTGCGAATCTGCGGAAATCCTTTATAAGGATATGATCGCACTCGGTATGCGTCCCGAACAGGCCCGTTGTGTACTGCCGCTGTGCCTGAAGACCGAGATCGTGGTGACGGCCAACTACCGTGAGTGGCGCAACATCTTCAAGCTGCGTACTCCTGTGGCAGCACATCCTCAGATGCGTGAGCTCATGTGCCCGCTGCTGATGGAGCTTCAGAAGAAGATCCCGGTGGTGTTCGATGATATTTACACGTACTGGCCTGCGGATGACCAGACACGGAAAGGAAGTATGGTGAAGTGATGCGAATTGTGCTGCTCGCAAGCATTATTTTGCAAGCTACCGCAATTGGAATGTCTTTTGCTGAGAACATCGGCGAAGAAAAACAGAGAATCATCAGATATACAGGATGGTTCTTGCTTTTGATTTACATGATATTTGGTTGAGGTGATTGACTATGAAAAATCGTATTATTTGCGTCGTTGCATGTATGATGATGCTCGTTGGCTGCCTCGGGTTATGCAGTTGTGGAAACTATAGGGTGTTTGATACGACATTTACCTATTCCTGGGCACAGATTAAGTTGCCCGATGGAACTATCGTTCAAGGCAAAGTGGACAACTGGACTGACTACGAAGGCGATCAGCTGCAAATCACGATTGACGGTATCACATATCTGGTTCATGCAGCAAATGCTATTATGAAAACCTAAGTGGGAAAGGATGCGGTGATAAGAAATGCAGCAAAGAACGTATGATTTTCTCGCTAAGTTGAAGGTTCCCATGCTGACCTTCGGCGGGGAGCTGATGGGCGAGGCTGTGGAGATGGTCGTCGATGACTTGAACTCGCACCGATTTATGTCCATGAGGGACATTGAGGCATCACTGGCAGATAAGTTCAATTGCAGCCCTGGTGTTGCGGATCGCCGGATGCGGTATGCATTGGATATGGCGGAATATCGCTCTGGCGGGGTTAATGTTGAGCTGGAGAATTTGAAGAGTACGTACGATATTAAGGTGCTGTCGCTGAAAAAATTCTTGTATGCGGCGGGGAGAAGTTTAATGACGGAGGTGAGTGTGGGTAATGACTGCGGGTGAATTTAATAAACTGGCAAAGCAGGGCCATGTGAGAGCAAAGATCGTGGCGGCTTATGCGGCTGAATCTGGTCAGGTCGAGAAAATTGTTGGCTTCACGGATCAACTCGTGAGATTTCGGTTCAAGGGCAGGAAGTATGATACGATTATTTCACTTGTGAACGTTGTGTTTGAGATTGAGGATTGAGCCATGTTGGTAAGCAATAATATTATTTGGATATTACCACCCTAATGGGATTGACTACGGGCCATATACATGATATTCTTGATGTATGAATAGGAGGTGCTTTTATGGCACGGACGGTAAAATGCCCTAGCTGTGGTGCAGAGTTAACAATTAAAGATGAGAGTCGTGACTTCATGTTCTGTGAATACTGCGGGACGAAAGTTCGGCTGGATGATTATCAGGAGACGCATCGGTTCGTGGATGAAGCAAAAGTTCGGAGAGTGGATGCGTTCAAAGATATTGCCATGAAAGGCATGGAGCTTCACGAAAAGAAACAGGAGCAAGAGCGAGAAGAGGCTGAGAAAAATCGGAGAATGATGCCGGTTTATATTGGTCTGATGATTGCGATTCCGGTTATAGCCGGCATAATTTTGAAATTTTTCGGTTAAGATAAAATTTCACGGCCTTTTTATTTTTGAAAATACTTGACCGATGATGCCCGGTTCTGCCCATTTTATTTTTCGTAATTTTTGTGAACTTTTCGAGAAAACATCAAAAGTGTAAATTTCGTGGCCAAAAACCCACTTTGTGGCCAAAAATTTTTACAAAAATGGCCACAAAAACTAACGTAAATACGTTAAAAATATGCCATTTGGCCAAAAACCCACTTTTTTCTTTAAGTTACTTAAAAAATTGAAAATTTATATATAGTAATAGGAGATAAAAAATGGGCTTTTGGCCACAGCGAGTTTTTAGCTCGATTTGGCCGCGAGGGCCATAGATTTTTGCCTTGTAAAATCTCGTCGGATAGTGTATGATAAAGATGCAGCGTATGGTTGCATTATCGCTGACGGTTATGAGGTGTAAAATATGGATTTCGTTAATGAGTATGGTTTTGAAGAATGGTGGACTGAAGATCGTAAAGGTCGGCATATATCTTGTTACGCAAATAAATATGTAGAACTTCATATAAAAAGACCCGTGTGCGAATGTGGACGAATACTTGGCAAAAATGGACGAGAGCATTGGCGTTGCTCAAAATGCGGAGCAGAGTATTCGTATGATGAGCTTTACCGTTCCTTTGGTCCAGATGATTATAATTACGACTGCGATGATGGAACGATACAAGATGACTATGGCGAAAGAAAATATGAAGCACTTCAGATGTGCTGTGGACCAGAAGAATTGTACGAAATCTATAAGCATCTTTAATGACGCGAAAAAAAGCAATCTCTATTATGGAAGAAATTCCACTAATTCAACAAAGGAGATTGCACCATGAGAAAAATTGAAATGGAAGAAAGAACACTTCAGGTTGTAATGACTACAATGGGCAATATGGAATATGCGCGCGGTAAATCTAGTGGGCGCAAGAACACATTGCAATTGATGAATCAGGCTATGACTTGGAGCGGAATTTCAAACGAGACAATACAGCACATTATGCAAGCTTATCGACAGCTTGAAAAAGTGGATAAGTTGTAAATTTTTAAAAGCCCTTGCGCGAAAAACGCAGGGGCTTTTTCTTTTGCTCTGTTTTCTCAAAAATTCCTAAAAATTCACATTATTTCCTAAAAACTCACGCGAGAAAAACATCCCCTTTTATGGGAGGAATAGAATGTGTCTCAAGACGTGCTATTCCTCTTATTTTTGGAGGTTGTATCATGCTCGAAAATAAATTCAAGACAGGATTGGTAAAGGAACTGAAAGAACGCTTTCCAGGCTGTAAGGTTGTCCATTTAGATCCTACGGAGATTCAGGGTATTCCCGATCTCTTAGTTCTTTATGGTAAAACCTGGGGCGCACTGGAAGGCAAGAAGTCAGCGACTGCATCTCATCGTCCAAATCAGGACTATTATGTTCGGCAAATGGACGAGATGAGTTTTGCTTCCTTTATCTATCCTGAAAACAAGGAGGAAGTTCTTAATGAACTGGCGAGATCATTCGAGGCTCACGGGGAAACATGCCCTCCTCGGAGCAAGTAACTATCATTGGTTAAACTATGATGCAGATAGGCTGACCAATGCCGTTCTTAATTATCAGGCGAAAGAACGAGGAACCCGCCTGCACGCGTTTGCAGCTGAGTGCATTGCTCTTAAGCAAAAGTTGCCAAAGAGCAAAAAGACATTAAATACCTATGTGAATGATGCCATTGGCTTCCGCATGGATACTGAACAAGTCCTCTATTATAGCGACAACTGCTTCGGAACCGCAGATGCAATTACATTCAACGACGGTTTCCTTCGCATTCACGATCTCAAAACTGGAGCTGTTCCTGCACACATGGAGCAGCTCTATATTTATGCCGCTCTTTTCTGTCTGGAGTACGGATACGACCCGAAAGATATTCGGATAGAAACCCGTATCTACCAGAACGATGAAATCTGGATCGAGAATCCTACTGAAGATGAAATCAATCCGATCATTGCTAAAATCAAAGAGTTTGATCCGATTATCACTGATATTTTGTTAGGAGTGGCAGCATGAACCCGATTGAAAAAGACCTTCGTTCTTATTTTGGCATTACCTCTGAAAGTAATATTCTGGAGCATTACGGTACGAAACGCCATTCCGGGCGTTATCCCTGGGGCTCTGGTGATAATCCGTATCAGCATTCTGGTGATTTTTTGTCCCGGGTGAAAGAATTAAAAAAGAAAGGCCTCTCTGAAAAAGATATTCTGGAAACTATCAATAATTCTCTTCCCGATGAATATAAAATGGGGCTTACAGAGTTTAGAGTAGCTCAGCGGACGGCTACACATGAACGCCAAGCATTGGAGTACGACAAGATTCGTGCTCTAAAAGAAGATGGTCTTGGATGGAAAGAAATTGGTGATAAACTAGGGATGAGCGAATCTAGTGTTCGCTCTAAATATAATGGCAACATTAGTAAAAAAGAACAACGTGCTGTAAATATCGCAAATACATTGAAGGCTGAAGTCGATAAAAAAGGTATAATTGACATTTCTGAAGGAGCAAATTCTGTTTTAGGAATAACTCAAACGGAGTTGGATGAGGCCGCATACAAGTTAGAGGCCGAATATGGCTATAAGCGCTACGGTGTGGGCATCAAGCAGCCTACCAATCCTCGCCAGCAAACGAACATTACAGTTCTTGCGAAGCCTGAATTTGATCAGAAATATGCTTATCAGCATCAGGATCAGATTGATTCTCTTGGAGACTATCATTCTGATGATGGCGGAGAGACCTTTACAAAACTTCAGCGTCCGTCTAGTCTGGATTCCAGTCGTGTCGCTATTCGATATGGTGATGAAGGCGGTCTGGATAAAGACGGTGTTATGGAGATTCGCCGCGGGGTTCCTGACCTTGACCTCGGAAAAAGCCACTATGCACAGGTTCGTATCTTCGTTGACGGTGACCATTATCTGAAGGGCATGGCTGTCTATTCGGATGATCTGCCGGATGGTGTGGACGTGATGTTTAACACCAATAAGCCTTCCGGTACGCCCAAGATGAAGGTTCTCAAGGAAGCAAAAGCTGATCCTGACAACCCGTTTGGCGCGGCCATCAAGGCCAACGGCCAGAGCATGTACATCGGCGATGACGGAAAAGAGCACCTCTCACCGATCAACAAGCTGAAAGAGGAGGGCGACTGGGATACGATGTCCCGGAACGTCTCTTCTCAGTTCCTTTCCAAGCAGCCCAAGAAGCTGATCGAGAACCAGCTCAACCTTACCGTCGCGGATTACAAAGCCCAATATGATGAAATCATGCGGTACGATAATCCTACGGTCAAAAAGAAGTTGCTCAACGATTTTGCTGATACGGTTGAGGGAACGTCCATGACCCTGAAGGCATCTGCTTTCCCGGGTCAGTCCACGAAGGTTATCCTGCCGATCAATAAGATTAAGGAGACAGAGGCTTATTGCCCTACCTATGAGAATGGCACCAGGCTTGCACTGATCCGTTATCCTCATGCAGGTACCTTTGAGATTCCCATTGTGACTGTCAACAACAAGAATGTCAGCGGTAAGCGTAATCTCGGTGCAATTCAGGATGCAATCGGCATCAATGCAAAGGTTGCAGAGCGCCTGTCTGGTGCTGACTTCGATGGCGACACGGTTATGGCAATCCCTGTTACTGACAAAGTCAACATTAAGTCTACTCGTGCGCTGAAAGCATTGGAAGGATTCGATCCCAAGACCGCTTATGCAGTTCCTGAAGGCAATCCGAACAATGTCAGGCTGATGAAGAAAGAGGAGAAGCAGCGCGAAATGGGCGTGATCTCCAACCTCATCACTGATATGACATTGCGAGGTGCTGATGAGGACGAGCTTGCACGTGCGGTTAAGCACTCCATGGTCGTTATCGATGCGGAAAAGCATAAGCTGGACTATAAGCGCTCTGAGCGAGAGAATGGTATCCCCGAGCTGAAGCAGAAGTGGCAGATTCGTGTTGACGAAGAAGGAAACACTAAGTATGGTGGTGCATCCACGCTGCTGTCCCGGCGTAAGCAGACAGTACGAGTGCCGGAGCGTCGTGGCAGTGTCCGCATAGACAAGGAGACCGGTGAGTATATTTACAAGGAGAGCGGACGGACATTCACTGACCCCAAAAGCGGCAAGAAGCGTCTAGCGGAGGATACTGTCAGCCTGATTTCCGAAACGAAAGATGCTCGAACTCTGTCTTCTGGCACTGTTCAAGAGAACCTATATGCGGACTTCTCTAATAAGCTGAAGGCCATGGCCGCTCAAGCTCGAAAAGAAGCTGTTAATATGAAAGGACTCGAATACAGTGCTGAAGCTGCTAAAAAGTATGCCCCTGAAGTAGCTTCGCTGAAAGCTAAGTATGCAAATATGATCGCCAATAAACCCAAAGAACGCAAGGCGATGCTAATTGCTAATGCTAATATTAAGGCAAAGATTCAAGAGCAAGGTTTGAACCCCAACATTACAGAAGATAAAAAAGAGATTAAGAAAATCTCTTCTGTCGAAATGCAGCGTGCTCGTGATTCAGTTGGTGCAAGCGGACGCAGATCCAAGGTCACCTTCACGGATAAGGAATGGGAAGCTGTTCAAGCTGGTGCAATTTCAGACAACATGCTGACGAAATTCCTTAATTCGTCTGATTCTGATGAAATTGTGAAGCGTGCAATGCCAAAGAATGCAACTGTTATGACTTCTGCAAAGATGTCCAAAGCAAGTGCAATGCTGCGAAGCGGTTATTCTTATGCCGAAATCGCAAAGGCTTGTGGCGTTCCTGAATCTACTGTTTATAGTGCACTCAATAAGTAACAATCCATCAAGAAAGAGGCTTTGAATTATGGTTCGATGCTTTCTTACCACCTTTGACAACCCGTACAGTCCGTATGAGGAGTTTGAAAAGTGGTACCAATATGACGTTGATCATGGCTACAACTCTTCTGGTTTGCTTATGAGAATCGCCGAGACCTCCTCTCAGTTCACGGACAACGAAAATGCCTATGAAATTGAGAAAGCAATCGACAAGATTGTTGCTGCTGATCCAATAAACATTTACAAAAAGCTCAAAATCAATGTATCTGACGAAGATACGCTAGGCCAAACTGCGTAAACCATAGGGAGGGGGTCTCAAAATCGGCACCCCCTCTCAAATCGCGCCGGTCTTTGATATTTCCCCGGAGGGAAAATTGATATTTGGGCTTTAAGGCTCCGACAGCGAAAGCTGCCGATTATATTTGTGTAAACTCTCAATACCTGTATCCACAGCAGGTGTTAAGATTTACAGTCATATGGGAAATCGCCGAGGTTCTGGGGTGTAGACCGGAGGCTTCGGCGGTTTTTGCAAGGGCTCATGGGATTAGTATCCTCCTATATGTTTGGGTTCAGGGCTTTCGTGATGTTCAACCTCCATTGGGCATGATCTGCTTTTTCTTCTCCTTTCAAATGAGACAGGCTTAACTGGTACTACTGCGACTCCCATGAACCCTTGCAAAAGCAAAATAAGAATGTGAAACGAGGTTATTGCAATGAAACCTAAGAAGTCTGCCCCGGGCGAAATGTCGGCTGCAACTTCGCGGCCTGCAAGAACCCCGGAAGCACAAGAAAACTATATGATCAACCTGGCGATGAAGCTGGTTGAGAAACGACTGCTGGAAGGTACGGCATCCAGCGCTGAGACGACCCATTTTCTGAAGCTGGCGACCTCTAAGAACGAGTTGGAGAAAACAAAGCTGGAAGAGGAAAACAAGCTGCTGCGGGCAAAGACCGAGACACTCCAGAATGCAAAGCACTCCGAGGAACTGTACGAGAAGGCCATTGCTGCTATGAAGAAATACAACGGCCTGGGAGAGGATGACGAGTATGAGTGCTGAGGTATTTCGTATTCTGGTGTTTGCTATGATTCCGGTTCTTCTGGTGGAAGTTTTCCTGTCGCTTGAATACACCGGCGTGAACCGGAAATTCGACACGATTCTCATGTGTGCAATCTCCGGAACAGTAGGTGTTATGCTGTTCGGTGCATTTGTGGCAGATGGCTGGGTCTTTTGAGGTGTTGAACATGACACGAGATGAACTCGAGCAATTATGGCGTTACCTTATGTATCAGTCAGGCGAGCCGTTGAAGGATGGTTTGGCGGTTACCGTAAATAATAAAAGTGATGAAAGCGCTTATGAAAAGCTACACAGAACTATGCACCCTGCCGACCTATGAAGAGCGGCTGGAATATTTACAGCTGCACGGTGAGGTGGGGAAGGACACCTTCGGGTTTGACCGATGGCTGAACCAGGACTTCTACCAATCGAGAGAGTGGCGGCAGTTCAGGGACAGAATCATCGCCCGGGACATGGGATGCGACCTGGGGTGCAAAGACCATCCGATCACAGACTGGGTGCTGCGGGACGGAAGGCCGATCCGACCGAAGATCTCCATCCACCACATAAACCCCATAACAAAAAATGACGTTCTCCAGCACAGCGAAAAACTGCTTGATCCGGAGAACGCCATTTGTGTTTCGGCGGCAACGCACAAGGTGATCCATTATGGAACGGGGAAGGGCCCGAAGCTGCCGGACGGAGAAAGAAGACCGGGCGACACCTGCCCATGGAGGAAATGAGTATGTATCAGAAGAAAGCATTTAACCGGCGAGAGCAGGACTATGCCATGGCACTTCGGCGGAAGCTGGAAGAAGCGGAAACAATGATTCAGAACCTTGCACCGAGTCGTTCGAGGAGCCTGGCACTGACGAAGCTGGACGAAGCACTGCTTTGGACGAACGTGGGTATTGCGGAAGCAGGAATCCAGCAGAGCTACACGGCTGTACCGCGGAACAGGGGCTTTGACTTTGACGATGCTTTGGCCACGAATGTGGATGGGCAGCAGGTGCGGGCAACACGGGCCGGGGATATTACGCTTGATGGGATGAAGATTGTCCCGCGGAGGGATGAGAATCATGCTGTGACCGCACAAAACGCTGCTCCGAGTGCTGAGGGAGATCTCGTTTTGCTGAAACCTGGTCAAGTGGCGATAGATGCGGGGAGGCTGGCCAAGCTGGTCGAGGAGAGTGCACAGAAAGAAGCGGCCATGGGTAAGGACGGTGCGTCCCACCATTTGGCCGAACTGGAACTGCTGGCGAGGGCTCAGAAGGACTGGTACTACGCCATGATGAGCTACATTATGGGTGGCGACAGCGATGCCGAGGAGGAATCAAAATGAATTCGATCCTGATGAGCGTGAAGAAGCTGCTGGGCATTGCCGAGGAGTGCACCGACTTTGATGCGGACATCATCATGTACATCAACATGGCGCTGTTTGCACTGGTGCAGATGGGCGTGGGGCCCGGCGAGGGGTACGCAATTTCCGGGAAAGAAAACGAATGGACGGAGTTCGTTGCTGACCCGGTGAAGGTGGAAGCGGTGAAGGCTTACGTGGCCGTGAAGGTACGGCTACTGGGCTTTGACCCGCCCCAGAGCAGCACCACCATGGAAGCGCTGAAGAATACCGCCTCCGAGATGGAATGGCGGCTGAACGTGGAGCACGATAATTCTGAGAAAGAAGTGTGACAACATGGTGAAACATGAAGGCAACATCCTGATGGAATGGCCCGAAGCATATCGCCAATTGGTTTCGGGTAAGAAAATTTGTATGTACTGCTACTATGTTGATGAAACTGGTAGGCATGACTACAAAGATTACTGGTATATCAATGCCGACGGGCATTTGGTGGTGCATCGTGAGGATGGAATCGAACGAGATTTGAGCGATCCTAAATGGCTGCTCGAATATTTGGAAATGACCACTTGGCCGAGATACTGGACAGTGATTCAGGATAAAACGTAAGGTTCCCACCTTATTATAATAGGAGAATTGAAAATGGCACTCTCGAACACGGCCACGCCGATCTATTATGGCCGTTTCAGAGAGGCCGTGATGCGTGGTGAAATACCGGTCTGCCGGGAAATCGCCATGGAGATGGAGCGGATCGACGACCTGATCGCCAACCCCGGCATCTACTATGACGACAAAGCGGTGAACGGCTTTATTTCGTTCTGCGAGGACGAGCTGACCCTGACGGACGGCACCGACGTGAAGATGCTGGATAGTTTTAAGCTATGGGCAGAAGAGATCTTCGGGTGGTACTACTTTGTGGAGCGAAGCGTCTTTGTGCCGAACGAGCGTGGAGGCGGCGGACACTACGAGACCCGGCGGCTGAAAAAGCGGCTGGTGACAAAGCAGTACCTCATCATTACCCGATCGGCCGCGAAGACCATGTATCTGGAGTTTTTGCAGGCGTACTTTCTGACGGCATACACCACCACGACCCAGCAGCTGACCACCGCCCCGACCATGAAACAGGCCGAGGAGGTGCTGGCACCCTTCCGCACCGCATTGGCGCGGGCAAAGGGGCCGGTGTTCCAGTTTATGACCGAAGGCAGCCTGCAAAACACCACCGGCTCCAAGGCAGACCGGGTGAAGATGGCTTCCACCAAGAAGGGCATCGAGAACTTTTTGACCAACAGCCTGCTGGAAGTGCGCCCGATGACCATTGAGAAGCTGCAAGGACGGCGCGACACTGTGGCGACCGTGGACGAGTGGCTCTCCTGCGACATCCGGGAAGACCCCATTGGTGCCATTGAGCAGGGCGCGGCCAAAAACGAGAATTACCTCATCGTGGCGGCTTCCTCTGAGGGCACGGTGCGCAACGGCTGCGGCGACGACATCAAAATGGAGTTGATGAGCATCCTGAAAGGGGAGTACGTCAACCCACATGTGTCCATCTGGTACTACAAGCTGGATTCCATTGAGGAAGTGGGCCAGCCGGAGATGTGGCTGAAGGCCAACCCGAACCTGGGCAAGACCGTGAGCTACGAGACCTACCAGTTGGACGTGGAGCGTGCGGAGAAATCTCCCAGCGCCCGGAATGATATTCTGGCCAAGCGCTTCAACCTGCCCATGGAGGGCTACACCTATTTCTTCCCCTACGAGGAGACCCTGTGCCACAGGAAGAGAAGCTTCTGGCAGATGCCCTGTGCCATGGGCGCGGACCTTTCCATGGGCGACGACTTTTGCGCCTTTACTTTCCTGTTTCCGCTGTCCAACGGATATTTCGGGGTCAAGACGCGGGACTACATTACATCCTACACCCTCAGCCAGCTTCCGGCTTCGAGACGGCAGCAGTATGAGGAGTTTATGCGGGAAGGGACCCTGTTCGTGTTTGACGGCACGGTCCTGGACATGATGCAGGTGTACGATGACCTGGACAACTTTATCACGGAGAACGAGTACGACGTACGGGCGTTTGGCTACGACCCCTACAACGCGCAGGAGTTCGTGAAGCGCTGGGGCGACGAAAACAGCACCTTTGGCGTTGTGAAAGTTATCCAGGGCGCAAAGACCGAAAGCGTGCCGCTGGGTGAGCTAAAAAAACTGAGCGAACAGCGGAAACTGCTGTTTGACGAGCAGCTGATGCAATTTGCCATGGGCAACTGCATTACGCTGGCGGACACCAACGGCAACCGGAAGCTCTACAAACAGCGGCAGGATCAGAAGATCGATGCCGTGGCGGCCATGATGGACGCTTATGTGGCGTGGAAAAAGAACCGGGATGCGTTTGAGTAAAGGAATAAAATGAGAAGGGATGAATGTATTTGGCGCTGGAGAAATCCAGATGAGCTTTATCATTATGGTATCAAAGGCATGAAATGGGGCGTGCGGAGAACCCCGGCTCAGCTGGGACATAAACCCTATACAGATAAACCTGAACGTGCTAAAATAAACTCATCGGTGTTACGAAGAGCTGTGCAAAAGGGTGAAGTTAGTCTTGCTATTCGGAAAAGCAAGCAATCGGAGCATGACCGTAATTCGCCTTTGTATAAGCAAGGCAAAAGCTACACCTATTTTAGTGCTGATAAAGCACAGCGCTATATTTTAAGGCTTCATGGAACAGGAACGCTGATCTCTTCAAATAAGGGTGAATGGGTAAAGAAAGAGCGTGTTCGATCTGACGAGCCAATTGGCGTATATGTTGATTTGGATGGCGCTGAACATGAAACCCATAACGCGCTCATTATTTATTCCAATAAGGGTATACATATTTATCCAGTAAGAGAGGATGTGACATCGTGAAACTGAGAGCTTATGAAGGAAAAAGAGTGACGGTAATCACTTCTGATGGAAAGAAATATTCTGGAGTGGTGACGGATTATATTTTTCCAGAGGATAATGAGCCTGAAGGAATCGAAAGCATCATTCTTGATGGTGAATTAGAGATTACTGGCCCTGAAATTGTTGCAATTAAATAAAGAAACATGATAGTGCATCAGCTTAACGGCTGGTGCATTTTTTGTTTGCAAAGGAGGTGGAACATGACGGTATATAGCGATGAACTCTACCATTGGGGTATCAAAGGCATGAAATGGGGCGTGCGGCGCTACCAGAATAAGGATGGCACGCTTACTTCCGAGGGAAAGAAGCACTATGCGCAGGATCACGAAGACTATACACGCGCTCATACGAAGAAAAGCGTCCGTGAAATGAGCGACAGTGAGCTGAATGCGCGTATCAACCGATTGCAAAAAGAGCAGCAGTATGAACGGCTTACGGCTTCTCCCAGCAAGATCCAAAAAGCGATTAAAATTGCTGGGGCAACCGCCACGGCACTTGGGACTGTTACGACCCTTTACAACAATGGTTCTGCTGTGATGAAAATCGGTAAGAATATCGTTGAATCGGGTGCTTTCAAGAATGCGGTCGTCAGTGGAGCACTGGTTACAACGATGAAAGCGCATGGCGCATGAGGAGGAACAATGCAAGTTTATCAAGATGAACTCTACCATCATGGTATCAAAGGCATGAAGTGGGGCGTGCGGCGTTACCAGAACCCCGATGGAACTTTGACCGCTGCGGGAAAGAAAAAGTATGGCGACCCTGATCGAAAACTTACCAGCTATCAGAAAACAATGTACCGAATTGATTACGGTGTCAAGGGTGCAAACCGAATCGAAAAAGATTATTCCAAAGGTATGGATAAAAAGACCGCAGTTGAGCGAGAGAAAAAGCGAATTGCACGAGGAAAAGCTATTTCGAGGGCGGTGTATGGTATGTATGTTGCTGATCTTCTGACCGGGAATAAGGTAAGCACGGCTGCTAAGAACGCTAGTAAAGTCGCAGTGGCAAAAGCCCTCGAAAAATTGGCGGCAGACAGAGCGTATAAGAATGAAACGAAAGACCGTATGTACGCTCAATATACGGAAGTATAAGCCTGGAGGAAATCAAAATGGCATCACGACCCCTTGGCTCCAGACTGCGACATGCCTGGAATGCTTTTCTGAACCGGGACCCTCCCGGAAAAATTTATATTGGGGGAGGTTACAGCAACCGGCCCGACCGGGTACGGCTGAACCGAACCAATGACCGGACGATTATGACGGCCATCAACACCCGCATTGCAATGGATGCTGCGGCGATCACCATCAATCATGTAAGGCTCGATGAAAACGGACGCTATGACGAAACCGTTGATTCGGGCCTTAATTCTTGTCTGAACCTTTCCGGCAACAAAGACCAGACAGGCCGCTCTTTGCGGTTTGACCTGTTTCTTTCGATGCTGGACGAGGGTGTAGTAGCACTGGTGCCCATTGACACCAACTATGACACGAGGACAGGCAAGACCGAATTTGAATCCATGCGGGTCGGAAAGGTACTGGAGTGGTACCCGGATGATGTTCGGATGGAAGTTTACAACGACCGGACTGGCCTGAAGGAAGAGATTACCCTGCCGAAAGACAAGGTGGCGATCATCGAAAACCCGTTCTATGCCGTGATGAACGAGCCGAATGGAACGGTGCAGCGCCTGATCCGGAAGCTGAACCTGATGGACGTGGTTGATGAGCAGGTGGGTAGCAACAAGCTGGACATGATCATTCAGCTGCCCTATGTCATCCGAACGGATGCAAAGAAAGAACAGGCCGAAAAGCGGAGAGCAGAGATCGAGCAGCAGCTCGCCAATTCCAAATACGGCATTGCCTACACCGATGGCACGGAACATATCACTCAGTTGAATCGCAGCCTCGAAAACAACCTTCTGAAGACCGTGGAATACCTGACCAACATGGCATACAGCCAGCTGGGTATCACCCCGGAAATTATGAATGGTACCGCTTCCGACGCTGTGATGACCAACTATGAGAATAGAACGATCGAACCCATTGTGGCAGCTGTCGTGGATGAGATCCGGCGAAAGTTCCTGACCGAGGAAGACCGGGCGAACCGGGAATCGGTGATGTACTTCCGTGACCCGTTCAAGCTGACCCCTGTTTCCACCGTTGCCGAGATGGCGGACAAGTTTACCCGGAACGAGATTATGACCTCGAACGAGTTCCGTCAGGCCATTGGCATGAAGCCCAGCAAGGACCCTAAGGCAGATGAACTGCGGAATGCAAACATCAGCCAGTCGAGTGAGGAAATTGCTGCTCAGAACAAAACAATCACGGCAGGGCGAGATGCCGTAGAGAGGAGTATTGCAAATCAAAATGGTTAATTTTGACTACGATTGCAGCGGCTGGGCCACGAAAGCGAACGTCCAGTGCTACGATGGCCTGGTGATCGCGCAGGATGCCTTCAAGGAGTGCAGTGGTAAGGTTCGCCCTATGGTGTACAACCATGACCATAACAGTATCGATAACGTGCTTGGGCATTGTCTGCTGGAAAACCGGCCCGGCGGTATGTACTGCTATGCCAAGTTCAACGATACCCCGACCGGCCAAACTGCAAAACAGTGTGTGGAAAATGGAGACCTGAACGCTTTTTCGATTTATGCGAACGGATTGACAAAAGTTGGCAATGTCGTAAAACACGGCATCATCCAGGAGGTAAGTCTGGTTCTGGCGGGTTGTAACCCGGGTGCGATGATCGACGAGGTGATCAAGCACAGCGCCGATGAAGATTACGAGGGCGGCGAGGCGTTTATCGTCTCGGATACAGCCCTGAGTATCACCCATGGCATGGACCCGGACGGCAATCCGCTGGAAGACATTTCTCACAGCGCAGACAGCGGCGATGCCGTGACTGGCGACAAAGTAACGCAGGAGGAAGCCAAGATGGTGGACGAAAAGAACGTAAACAAGGAAGAAACCGTAGAGGATGTCTTTAACACTCTGACGGAAAAACAAAAAAATGTCGTGTATGCGATCATCGGTTCTGCAATGCCCGATGAAAACGGCGACGAGACTGACGGTGAGGAGGACGATACCGTGAAGCACAACGCATTTGACAAGGACACCAACCAGACCGTGCTGAAGCACAGCATTGAGGACATCAACCAGGTGGTCAAGACCGCCAAGAGCCATGGCACCATGAAGGCTGCCTTTGAGGATGCCGGTATGACCGGTGACGAGCTGACCCACAGCATCGACAACATCGACTACCTGTTCCCCGAGGATCACCTGCTGGACACCCCGCCCCGCATCATCGACAAGCCCGACGACTGGGTGAGCGTGGTCATGGGCGCTGTCCACCACATCCCGTTCAGCCGCTTCAAGAGCATGTTTGCTGACCTGACCGAGGAGGATGCTCGCGCCAAGGGTTACATCAAGGGCAACTTCAAGAAGGAAGAGGTCTTTGGCCTGCTGCGCCGCTCCACCAGCCCCACCACCGTCTACAAGAAGCAGAAGCTGGATCGCGACGATGTGATCGACATTACCAGCTTTGACGTTGTGGCATGGCTGAAGCAGGAGATGCGCCTGAAGCTGAACCGTGAGCTGGCTCTGGCATACCTGCTGGGTGATGGCCGTCTGGCAGCCTCTGAGGACAAGATCGATGAGAACTGCATCCGCCCCGTCTTCAATGATGCAGACCTGTTTACCATCAAGGTTCAGTGCAAGACCACCGGCCTGACCACCGTGGAGGACAAGTACAAGGCCCTGATCAAGCAGATCATCCGTGCCCGCAAGGACTACCGCGGCTCCGGCACTCCGACCCTGTTCACCACCGAGGACGCTCTGACCGAGATGCTCCTGCTGGAGGACGGCATCGGCCACCCGCTGTATGCCGATGAGGCTGCTCTGGCCCGCAAGCTGCGTGTTGCAAAGATCGTGACTGTGCCCGAGATGGAGGGCCGCAAGGGTGCCAAGGGCGGCGACCTGGTCGCTATCGTTGTCAACCTGGCCGATTACACTGTGGGTGCTGACAAGGGCGGCGCTGTTTCCATGTTCGATGACTTCGACATCGACTTCAACGCGCAGAAGTACCTGATCGAGACCCGCTGCTCCGGCGCTCTGACCACCCCGTTCAGCGCAATGGCCGTTGAGTGGGCCGCTTAACCCGTTGTGGGAAAGGAGAGAAACCTATGCTGAAACCCTATTACGAGACCGGCTATGACCTGCATGTGGCAAACTACATTGCCTATGGCCATTCCGACAACAAGCTGTACGAGGATGCCGCCCACACCACCGAGGTGAAGAAGGCAGATGCCGAGAAGGCATTCAAGCTGGGCCGCCTGATGATTGACGACGGCACCAACGTGCTCCAGGCTGTGGCAATGACCGCCACTGGCTTTATCACCTACGACGGCAGCGCTGCGGCAACCTGGACGGCAAAGGCTGAGGACTGAGTTTTCAGCCCTTTTAGTTAGTTGTAACTAATCAAAATGGAGTGAGAAGAGATGAAATACAGCGGAAAGCTTGGCTTTGCCGATGAGGTAGAAGAGACTGCCCCCAGTGTATTTACCGAAAAGATGACAGAACGCCAATATTTTGGCGATGTACTGGAATTTGGACGGCAGATGCAGCTGGGGGACAAGGTGAACCCTGACATCACGGTGGGAAACCAACTGAGCATTGTAGCCGACCCGTTTGCACGAGATCATCTCTACAAGCTCCGGTATGCGACGTTCATGGGACAGAAATGGCAGGTATCCAGCGTGAAGGTACAATACCCGCGCCTGATCCTGACCCTGGGAGGGCTCTGGAATGGATGCACGACTGAAGGTTGACGCACTCTTACGCGAAGTGCTGAAAGAGAATACCGCGTCGATCCACCTCTATTTTCAGCCGAAAGCTGGATTCCAGCTCCAATATCCCTGCATCGTGTACAGCGAAAGCAGAATCCGAAACAACCATGCGAATGACCGGGTCTACATTCAGCATCCGTTCTACACGGTGACCGTGATGGACAGAGATCCGGACAGCAAAATCAAAGCGGCCGTAAGTGCGTTACCAAAATGCACCTACGACCGCTCTTTTGTTTCGGATGGATTATACCACACCGTATTTACGATCTACACTTAAGAAGGAGGAAGTTTATGGCAAGACTGATTTGGGATGCCGTTGGCGAAAAGTTTTACGAGATGGGCACCAAGATGGGTGTCCTGTACCCCATGGCAAACGACGGCAACTATGAGAACGGCGTGGCCTGGAATGGCCTGACCGCTGTGACCGAGAGCCCCTCCGGCGCTGAGGAGACCAAGCTCTACGCCGACGACATCAAGTATGCTTCTCTGCGCAGTGCCGAGGAGTACGGCTACACCATCGAGGCATACACCTACCCGGACGAGTGGGCTCCCTGTGATGGTTCCGCAGAGGTCACCAAGGGCGTGAACATTGGCCAGCAGAAGCGCAAGGGTTTTGGCTTCAGCTGGGTGACCACCATGGGCAACGACGTTTCCGACGAAGTGGGTCAGAAGATCCACGTTGCATGGAACAGCACTGCCTCTCCCAGCGAGAAGAGCTATGCCACCATCAACGATAACCCCGACGCGATCGCCTTCAGCTGGGAGTGCACTACCTCCCCCGTGAACGTGACCGGTCACCGCCCCACCAGCCACATGGAAATCGACTGCTCCAAGCTGAAGCCTGCTACTGTGAAGGCCATTCAGGACAAGCTGTGGGGCGCCGAGTCCGCTGAGGCAACCCTGCCCACCCCGGATGATCTGATCAAGCTGATCACCGAGAGCGAGGCTGCTTAAACCTCTGTTTGAAATAAAGGAGAAGAAAAATGCTGAAAAAGACGATGACGACCGTGGACTTTGGCGGTACCGAGCGGACTGAGGACTATTACTTCAATCTGACCCGCGCCGAGATCATGGAGATGGAGCTGAACACCGAGGGCGGCTTTGTGCAGATGATCAACCGCATCACCGCTGCCCAGAGCCAGCTGGAGCTTGCCAAGCTGTTCAAGCAGATCCTGTGCAAGAGCTACGGTGTGTTGAGCCCGGACGGCCGCAAGTTCATCAAGAACGAGGCTGTTCTGGCTGATTTCATGGCCACCCAGGCATACAGCGACCTGTACTACAAGCTGGCATCCAATGCAGAGGAGGCCGCCGCATTCTTCGAGGCGATCCTGCCCGAGGATATGAAGGAAGAGGCCAAGAAGGCCGACAAGCAGAACCCCCAGCCCGGCCTGATGGTGCTGGAAGGCCCGAAGAAGGGCACCGACGAGCAGTAAGCCTGCCCTCACAACTGACCGAACATTCAAAATGGAGAGCACTCTGAAAAGAGCGCCTCAATGAAAACACCCCAGGGAGGTGGAGCGGGTGCTGACGTTAAACATTCCGGCAAAGCAGAGCTGGAACGCAAAGACAGAGGAATTTGTCTATTCGGAACCGGTAACGCTGAAACTGGAGCACTCACTGCTCTCCCTGGCTCATTGGGAAAGCAACTGGAATATACCGTTCCTGAGCAATCTGGACAAGCTGACCGTGGAGCAGTGGCTGGACTACATCCGCTGCATGACGATCACGAAAGGGGTAGACCCTGAAGTATACGCCAGACTGACGAAAGAACAGTATAAAGCCATTAACACATATATGGAAGCCCCGATGACCGCAACATGGTTTGCCGGGGAGCCAAGACCGAACGAAATAAAAAATAAAACGAAACCTCGACCGAAACGCCCGCCCAGGAGAAATGGAACGGAGACAACGGCTGAGATTCTTTATTGCCAGATGTTCACATACGGCATCCCGAAGGAGTGCGAAAAGTGGCATCTGAACCGGCTCCTTACCATGATCCGGGTCTGCCAGGAGAGCCAGGCACCGATGAAGAAGATGAGCAAGGGCGAACGGATGGCCCAGCAGAGAATGCTGAATGAGCAGAGAAAGGCCAAGCTGAAAACAAGAGGATAAGCATGTCGAAAGTCATCATCTTTCGCCAGAAAGGCGACTGGAAAAAGACCCGGAAATTTTTGAAGCGATGTTCCGACCTCGACCTGGACGACGTACTGAACCTGTACGGCCAGGAAGGGGTGGATGCCCTTGCGAAAGCGACCCCCAAGGACACGGGAAAGACCGCGGCCAGCTGGAGCTACGAGGTGACAAAGGGCAGGGAAAGCATCGTTATTACATGGAAAAACTCCAACATCGTGGACGGCGTGCCCATTGCGGTGATCCTGCAATATGGCCACGGAACACGAAACGGAGGGTATGTAGAGGGTGTGGATTACATTAACCCGGCAATGCGGCCGGTCTTTGAGCGGATCGCGGCCAGAGCATGGGGCGAGGTGAGGACAGAATGAGCAGGGAAGTGGACAGCCGCGTTGTTGAAATGCGGTTCGACAACGAAAACTTTGAGAAGAATACAAAAAAGACCATCTCGTCCATCGATAGGTTGATGGAAAAACTCCAGTTCAAGGGAGCGGAAAAGGGCTTTGAGAAGCTGGATGCCGCTGCCGAGGACATGGACTTTGCCACGATGCAGCGCAGTCTGGACACGCTGGAGAACAAATTCTCAAGCCTGAACATCGTAGCAACCACGGCGCTGGTGAACATTACCAACAAATTCGTGGACGCGGGCGAAAAGCTGGTGAAGAGCCTTTCCGTCGATCAGGTGATGAGCGGCTGGAACAAGTACACCGAGAAAACCGGCAACGTCCAGACGATTATGAACGCCACCGGCAAGAGCATCGATACCGTCAACGGCTACCTGAACAAGCTGATGTGGTACTCGGACGAGACCAGCTTCAGCTTTAACGAGATGACGAGCGCCCTTTCCCAGATGACGGCCTCGGGCGGTGACATTGAGAAGATGATCCCGATGATCATGGGTATCGCCAACGCTACTGCCGATGCGGGTAAGAGCGGCCTGGCATTCCAGAGTACTATCCGGAACATCACCCAGAGTTACAGTGCCGGATATTTACAGCTTCAGGACTGGAAGAGCCTGAATCTGATGGGTACCGCCACCAAGGCCCTGAAACAGGAGCTCATTGACACGGCGGTGGAGCTGGGCACCCTGAAGCAGGGCGAAGTGACCATTGCCACCTTTGAGAGCACCCTGAGCAAGAAATGGGCCAACACGAAGGTCATGGAAAAGACCTTTGAAAAGTACGCCTCCATGATGGAAGCTGCTTACGAGATGACCCAGAAGAACAAGGGCATGACCAGCTCCGAGGCTCTTGAGAAGCTGAGCGGCCAGTACGGGGAACTTGCAGAACGAAGCGCCCTTGCAGCCCAGCAGGCCAAGAGCTTTGCGGAAGCCATTGATTCCACGAAAGATGCCGTGAGCTCCAAGTGGATGGCGGTGTTTGAGACCATCTTCGGCAACAAGGAAGAGGCCACCGACACTTGGACAGAGCTTTCCAATCGACTGTATAATATTTTTGTACCGACGATTGATTCGCTGAACGAGCGGCTGAAGGGTGGACTGGACAGCGGGTGGAACCAGCTTCTGGAAAATGAACTGGGCGATCAGGCGGACGCTTACGCTTATGCCATGCAGCAGGTGGCCCTTGCAAGCGGAGCCATTACCGAAAAGCAGATCAAGGATGCAGGCAGTTTTGGTGAAGCGATCAAACAGGGCGGCATCAGCGCAGAGCTCCTGAAAAAGGGACTGGGCGAAGCGCAGTCAAGTGCTGAGAAAATGCTGACCCTGAGCGATGCTGAACTGGAAAAGCGAGGCACGAATCGGGAAGAAGTTGAGAAGAATGCTCAGGCCTTTGAAGAGCTGAACAAGAAAGTTCAAAATGGAACGCTTGACCTGGAGGCTTACTCGAAACAGATCCGGGAACTTTCCGGCCGAGAGCATCTGATGCAGAGCCTGTGGAATCTGATGGATGCGGCAACTGCCATTGCAAAACCCATCCGTGAGGCATTTCAGGAGATTTTTCCCTCTAAAACAGGGGAGGAGATCAAGAGCTTTGCCCAGTGGCTGGATAGCATCACCAAAAAACTCATCATCAGTGATGATACGGCCAAGAAGATCAAGACCACCGCAGAGGGTGTGTTCTCTGCCCTGCGGGTCGGAAAAGATATTCTGGAAGGCATTATTTCCGGCATGGTACGTGTGCTGAACCTGACAAAGCCTCTGGCAGATATTCTGTTGGATGCGGCATCGGCTGCCGGAGAGTTTTCTTCCGAAATCACGAAGGGGCTCCATCCGTTGGAGACGATTGGCACCTGGGTGACCGATTTTGTAAATGCTGCTGCCCCGGTGCTTTATTCGTTTGGCTCCGCTGCGGACAAGATCTTTACTCAGTTCGCCGAAGGTGCGAAGGATGCGTTCAACGAGTTTGATCCCGAGAAGCTGAACCAGTTTATTCTTGGCGGCATGGGGGCCAGTATGTTGGTCTCCATTAAGGGATTCCTTGAGAGCATTAAATCCATTGGCTCCAGCGCAAAAGGCATAGTAGGCGAAATCAAAGAATCCATCGAATCTCTGGGTGAGGCAGTCGATGCGTGGAAATCGGCCAAGAAGGCGGACACTTTGATGACGATCGCCAAAGCAGTGGCCCTGATGGCTGGTTCTTTGGCGGTTCTCTCCATGGTGAAAGCAGACCGGCTTGGTGCTGCGATCGGTGCACTGACTGTTACGTTCGGTGAACTGCTGGGTGTGATGGCAGTGATGACCCAGCTGACGAAGAACGTGCAGAGCCTGAAGCTGAGTGTTCTCGCCGGTGGAATGGTGGCAGTTTCGGCAGCCGTTCTGGTCCTTTCGGGTGCGTTGAAAGTCATTTCGACCATTGACTCTGATAAGCTGCTAGGAAGTGTGGCCGCCCTTGGTGGTGTTATGCTCGAGTTGGCCGCAGTTGCGGCAGTTCTCTCGAAGGATGGCGGGCGCTTTACGAAAGGCACTGCCGGGATGATGGCCTTTGCGGTGAGCATCCGAATACTTGCTTCCAGTGTGAAAGCATTGAGTGGGCTTAATTCAAGTGCACTTACAAGAGGGCTTGTAGGTGTAGGGGCCCTTTGTGCTGGACTTGTTGTCGCTGCTAAAACCATGAACGGTGTAAAATTCGGCATCGGAAAGGGAACCGGCTTTGTTCTGATGGCAGCATCCATGGAGATCCTTCAGGATGCAGTTGCGAAGTTCGGTGAGATGGATAACGAAGCAGTCGTTCGTGGCCTGACATCGATCGGTGGCGCATTGGTTATTTTTGTTGCTGCTATGAACCTCCTGAAAGGGGGGATTGGCAGTGCAATCAGCCTGACCATGATGGCTGCGGCAGTGAATCTTCTGGTTCCGGCATTCCAGGGGCTTGGAAATCTGAGCTGGGAAGCAATTGGTAAAGGACTGCTGACCATTGTGGGTGCTTTTGTGGTGCTGGGTGGCGCGGCAGTCATACTTTCGCCTGTAACGCCGGTCATTGTGGCATTAAGCCTCTCGCTAAGTGCACTGGCCCTGAGCCTTGGTGCACTGTTGGCATTGAGCTCTGCCGCAAACTTTGTACAGAATCTGGCATCCAGCCTAAGTTTGCTGAACGGCCTGAATTTCCAGGTATTTTTGAACGGCATCAAGGCACTGGCATGGACGCTGGTCGAATTTATCGCCGGTGTTTTCCAGGGTCTGGCCGAGGTGGCAAGCAGTCTGGTGACTTCAATCGCCAAAATCATCAAGGCTATCTGCGACGCGATCATTCTGGCGGCCCCCTCGATCGGACAGGCGCTGTATGTTTTGGGCACAACTGTGATCGATACGGTGGTGAGCCTGACAGAGTATATCTGGGAGAAAATCGAGCCAGCACTGAACGACCTCTGGACGAAATTCACGACCTGGGCAGGGAGCCACAACCCGCTCGACCCGAAAAACTGGGGCGGGCAGGATAAGGGCGTTTCGGCCCAGACATTCGTGCTGCCTTTTGCGGATATTCTGGATGAGCTGAAAAACGGCGATTCCATGATGGCGGGCATCTATCAGGCATTTGCAGGCATCGGTAAAAATGCAAGCGAGGGCATGAAAGAAGGCCAGCTTGACGGTAAGAAGGAAGCCGCAGATGCTTCAGAAGAAGTTGCGAACGCGGTCATTGAGACCAGCAAAACGACTTTCGATTCTCATTCTCCCTCCCGGGTGATGGCAGAACTTGGCCGGTATGTGACCGTGGGACTGGCGGAAGGCATTGCCGACCCGAGTGCACTGGCACAGGCCAAGGCGAACATGCTGAACGTGGCTTCTTCCATCCGAAGCGTATTTACGACATTCTGGGGCATCCATTCGCCCAGTGACCTGGCAGCAAGCGACAGCGAGAACATTCTCGAGGGCGCACTATTGGGTATCGGTGACAAGCAAAAACAGGAAGAACTCCGGCAGGCAAGCTATTCTGGCGCGTTGGTGATGAAGGACGGCTTCCTCCAGGCTATCGACGAGACGACCCTTGCGATCCAGAAGAAGATGCCTGAGCTCTACAATGCGTTCAAGCTGAGCACCCTGCACCCTGGCAATCTAATTTATCAAAATGGATTGTCTACCGCGATGGATGAGTTCAGCGATGCAATGGATGATGCAATTGTCATCCCCGGCAAAACCGGCCTGAAGAAAGCGGGCAGCAGCCGGAACGCAACAAAATCCGAAATTGCAAATGCCAAGCAGGGAAACGCGGATGCCCAGAAGGCACTGAACGATCCGTATGGCATCCTCGGTAACTGGTGGCAGAAAGCACAGGACGCTGTGGCCGACGCAGTCACCCCGACCAGTTCCACGAAATCCAAAGCTTCCAAATCCGGCAAGTCGCTGGCAGACACGCTGGCAAGTGCATTCTCCGACAAGCTGAAGGCCAACAAGACCGAGATGTCCAACGCCACCGGTGAATACGCGCTGTGGGAAGTGACGGGCGGCGACACGGCCACGGTGGAAGAGCTTATCACCAAAAAGACCGAAAGCCTGACAAGGGAGATCGAGCTCCAGACCAAACGGGTGGGCATTGCGAAAGAGCAGTACGACACCCTGTTGGCCAAGGTGGGCGCGAACAACAGCAAGACCAAGGACGCTTACGGTACCCTGCTGAGCGAGCAGAAGACCCTTGCGGAGCTTCAGAGGAGCAAGCAGGACAGCATCCTGAAGGTCATTCAGGAGCGGTACGAGACCGATGCCAAGACCGCTGAGGACGAATACGAGCTGTGGAGCGCTCTGTACGAGGACAGCGCCGAGGTGACCGAGAAGTCCAACAAGAAGATCGACTACATCAACCGGAAGATCAAGAACCAGGCAGAGATCCTGCTGGCCACCGAGAAGGACTACATCGCCATCAAAAACGAGTTCGGTGAGGCAAGCCAGAAGACCCAGGCGGCATACCAGCAGTATCTGGAGGCGCAGACCGAACAGCAGAAGCTCATCAACGAGCTGAATCAGGCCCAGCTGGATGCCTACGACAGCAAGGTCTCCTACCTGGAAAAGCAGGAGAAGCTGGTGACCAACCGGCAGAACATGCTGGCCAAGCTCTACGGCGACGGGGACCTTGCGGGCCGGGAGGATGCTTACAAGGCTGCGGTGGAACAATACGGAGCCGACAGCGCCCAGGCACGGAAGGCAGCTACCCAGGGCACCATGACCGCCATCATCGGCGTGGGCACGGCACTGGACAGCATGAGCTACAGCCTGAAGAAGGTAACGAACAAGCAGCTGAAGTACGACGAGGCTGTGAAGAAGTTTGGCAAGAACAGCGAGACTGCACTGGATGCACTGGCAGACCTGCAAAGCGAACAGTACAACTTTGTGGGCTTTGCGGAAAATCTGGCGGATGCCTTTGAGCTGGACGACTCCGGCAAGCGGATGATGATGCAGCTGGGCTACTCCATCTCGAAGAACTGGCGGCCCATTCAGGAGGGCTTCAACAGCGTCTGGGCACAGGTGCAGAAGAGCGCCCCGGAAATGGCCGCGAAGCTCAGCAGAGCCTTTGGCGTGGCCACCCAGGACGGTGTGACCAACGTAATCACCGACCTTATCGGCACCATTACCGCCCTTGTGAGCGGTGACTGGGGCGGGGCAGTGACCGGCGGCATTACCACCGTGCTGGACTTTATGGGCAGCGAGTTCGGACAGACCGTGATGAATCTGGGAAAGACCATGCTGACCTTCAACAAGCTGGCACAGGGCGGCGGTACCGTGAAGGTGCTGGGACAGGTGGTCAAGGTGACCGGCGCGACCAAGAACCTTGGCAGCATCCTGGGCAACATGAGCGGCCTGCTGGGCTCTGCCACGGGCGGCACGGGACTGCTGGGAGAAGCACTGGGCGGCCTTGGCAGCATCGGCGAGATGATCACCGGTTCCGGCGGCTTACTGGGCGGTCTGGGCGAACTGGGCGGTACTCTGGTGAGCGTGCTGGGTTCCATTGGCCCCGAAGGCTGGCTCATTGGTGCGGCCATTGTGGGCGGCGGACTGCTGATCGCCAACTGGGACAAGGTGAGTGAGTTCTTCAGCGGGTTCTTTGACTGGCTGGGAAATGCCTTCTCGAACCTGTGGGACTGGATCAGCAACGGCTTCAAAGGTCTGGTGGACGTGGGCGCAAATCTCGTCTCGGGCCTGTGGAACGGCATCACCAGCGCGGCAGGAGCAGTCTGGGACGGCATCACCAGCTTTGGCGGTGCCATCGTGGACGGCTTTTGCAGTTTCTTCGGTATCCATTCGCCCAGCCGCGTGATGGCAGGCATCGGCGAGTACCTGACGCTGGGACTGGCGCAGGGTATCACCGACGAGACCGATTCGGTGGTACAGGGCGTGAAGGACGTGAGCGACACTGCTCTTGCCACCATGACGAACCTTGCCCAGCGGGTAGGCGACATCGCCAGCGACGACTTCGAGTATGAACCCAGCATCCAGCCCGTAGTGGACATGAGCGACGTTCAAAATGGAGTGGACTGGCTGAACGACACCTTGTTCCAGAACGGTTCCGTGGCCCTGAATGCAGAGCGCACCGCAGGCCTTGCCGCCAACGTGGTGCGCAGAGCCGAGGTGACCAAGGTTCAGCAGGAAGAGGCCAACAGGACTGACCCGAAGGCAAACCCCAACGCCGACATTGTTTCGAGCGTGGAGGCACTGGGCGAGCACATCGACAGCATTGCCCGGGCCGTGGCCAACATGAAGGTCCAGATGAACGGCCGGAAACTGGTGGGCGAGATCATCAACGACGTGGACGAGGGGCTGGGGAAGATCGCCAGCAGGAGGTAAGAACCATGGGTTATATTTTGCCGGAAACTGGGGATGGGAGGGTTCAAAACCTCATCGTCCCGGTCAGTCCCTCGTATGAATCCAGTATTCCGGACTGGGGGAGCGAAAGTTTTTCTTTTCAATCCTACGGTTTCATGCCGACGGAGCAACCTTATATTTCCAAGGCACAGGAGAAAGTGACGACCGTGACCCTGCCCGGGGTCCACGGCAGTCTGATTCAGCCGGTGTTCCTGGATGCGACAAACACACATAAGAATTGGGAGGCCCGCACAGGGTCTCTCGATTTTTATTATCTGCCGAATGGAATAAATCATAGTTTATGGGATTATGACCTGTATGCCCACTCCGTGTACTATTCTGGGAACAACCTAAGAACGGATGAAAACCACGACCATCCCTGGTGCTTCTTCGGACAATACCATAAAATGCTCCACTTCTTGCAGGGGCGACGTGCAGAGACCCTGTATATCCCGGGAGAAGAGGGCGGCTTTGGGCGCTATCAGGTTGGATACACGGATGCTCCCCATGCCATCCGGATGTGGTGCAGCAAGGTGAAACCGGATCATTCCGGAAGAACGACGGTGACAGTTTCCTACGATATCCAGCCCGGATTACCGTATTGTGACCAGAAAGAATATAGCGATTAGGTGTAAAAGATGGACCATTCTATCACGATCAACGGCACAAAAAACACATGGAAAGACTGGCACCTGATCCCCTGTGAGATGCCCGTGGTGGCACCTCCGACAGAGCGGATGATTCTTGTGACGGTGGCGGGCCGGTGCGGAACGGTAGACCTTTCCCACAGTCTGACGGGAAATCCTGTTTTCGAGAACAGGGAGGGAAGCTGGGATTTCTATGTGGAAAACGAGAGCTGGCAAAGCTCTAACGAAACGAATTATGACATCGTTGTAAGAACATCGGGCCATTACGCGGCGGAACAAATCGCACAATGGCTTGGATTGAATGCCGGACAGTTCCAAACAGTCGTGTTGGAGGACGACCCGAACTTTACTTACACCGGGCGCGTCTGGGTAGATGAAAAAATCCAGTGGAAGAACGGGCATACGGTGCTGACGCTGAACTACAGCCTCTATCCGTATGCCACCGTTCGCTGGAATGACCTGTGGAAATGGGATGATTTCTGTTTTGAACGGGATATCGCATGGTATCGCCAAGCAGAATTGAAGAATCGCGCCTTAGCCGCAGGAGAGGTGCTGACCCTGCAACTGCCACCCAGCGATGTTCGCTATCCGATCACCGTGCGCACAGAAAGCGGTTCAAGCGTGGAAGTTGTGTTTCTGAAATCGCTAAGATACGACAACTATGCCACGAGCAGCAGCCCGGACATTCGCTCAGAGACCAAAACATGGACACTGGGCTCAAACATTTTTCTGCCCATCAGTGAGGCCATCGGCGTGGAATATGACCCGGGTTATACCTACTGGGAGCTGAAGATCACGGCGAAGAGCGCTTCTACCGTGACCGTGACCGTTGGCAACCCACAATTCCTGTGAGAAAGGAGAAATGTTCAAAATGGCATATCAGGTGTATGCGGGACGGTGTTCCGGCCATGCAAAATGGAAATGGACCAGCAAAGACCTTATTTGGTCCATGGACCACCCGGAGTATATCATCGACCCGGAACTGACTCAGGCAAAAAATGAGATCGGTAGTCTTACCTTTACTGTGCCGAAACTCCTTCTGGGGCCGCAAGGCGTGTCGAATACAGCTAACCCCTTTTACAACAGCTTCACCGAATCGGTTACAGTCGTTGCGGTCTATCAGGATGGTACCCTTTACTGGATCGGATATGTGAATGAAGTCGCACTGAACTTTGATCTGAGCAAGAGCATTGTTGTTGAGGATGTACTTGGATTCCTGAAGCGGGATTCCGTTTTCGTCCGGCCTATGTCCTATTACATTACTTTGCCAAACGGCATGGATATCGAAAAGCAATCTTTATGGATAAACGCTCAATTTACAAATCCCTATTGGGACGATAATAATTCGCCCCTGCGCTCTCCGTTTTTTAACACCGGCACGGTAAACGTTCAGCGGAATGTCCAGAAGGATTTTTCTAAGGATGGCACGGATGTTTCCATCTGCTGGGATGCCATCAACAGCCGCTGGACAGACGACTATGACGGTTATTTCCGGGCGAGGTATGTTGAATCCGACAACGAGATCACGTTCTATCTGGATTACACGACCGATATTTCGGCCACAACAACACAGACCGTGAAGTATGGCGTGAACATGCTCGATCTCGAGTGCACCAGCCGCATCCCTGATGATTTTGTGAACGTGGTATACAGTGACCGTCTGAGCACTACGACCAAAGGATGGTGGATCTTCGCGACCAGTCAGACGAATTATATCTCGGGAAACGCACAAGATCAGGCTTCCATCAAAAAGTACGGCGTATATGCCCGGCGTATTGTCGATGACACGGCAACGACTGATGATGCATTGTGTGAGGTCTGTAAGAAAGCGCTTGCTACTTACAAGCAGACCATCGAGAAGACCGTTCAGGTGGAAGCATTTGATTTGTGCGACGCTGGTGTTTCGACTGACCATCTGGGCTTTTTGAAGAAGACTCGAATCATCGCAACGCCCCACGGCATCGATGAGTGGATGGTGTGCACGAAAGAGATACTGCCGCTGGACAAACCTGATCAGAAAAAGTTTACCTTTGGTCGGCCTCCGGAAAAGCTGACCAAACAGCAGAACAAAACGACGACATCGACCCAGCAGACGAAAACCAACGTAGAGGGCCTGATTCGCCATGCACAGGGCTGAACCGAATGACACTGTGCGAAATTTCAAAATGGAGTGCCCTGTAACAGAGGGAAGGTGTGAGAAGTACCAATGGCAACTTTAGACTACGATAAGATCATAAACGGCATCCGGAAAGCACTGTATGGCTACGAAGTGCGGGAGTATCTGGCCCAGAGCATGGAGTGGACAAAAGCGTTTGTGACCCAGAGCGTGGAACAGATCAAGGACTATCTCCGTCAGGCCGAAGCGGCACGGGATGCGGCAAAGGCAAGCGCGGACAAATCGGCTGCCAGTGCCACGGACTCGGCCAATTCGGCGGCGGCATCAAAGAAGAGCGCGGATGCTTCAGCGGCGAGCGCAAATGCCAGTGCGAGCAGTGCCACGAAATCGGCAGGATATGCAACAGCTTCCGCAAACAGTGCCAATGAATCAGCAGGGTATGCAAGTGATTCTGCGGCAAGTGCGGCAGCTTCCGAGGCGAGCGCCAAGAATTCTGCCAATGCAGCCATGAAGGCATTGCAGGAGGCGGCGGATTCGGGCGCATTCAAGGGAGATAAAGGAGATAAAGGGGATAAGGGTGACAAAGGTACTGATGGCACGAATGGTACAACCAATGCCTCAGAAATTAACGCCGGAATCCTTGGCATTTCTTATGGAGGAACTGGGTGCTCGACGGCCCTGGATGCGTGCGAGACTTTGCTCTGGAGAGGCGAGCTATCTGGCGCGCCTAATTGGGATGCTCTCGATACAGGCATTTGGCGGACAACTCCTGAGCACTGGGGAACGAACGGGCCAAGCGGGGTATATACATACGGCATTGCTATGGTGTGGAATTATGCCGGTAATGTAACACAAGTATATATTCCTCATCATACAGGGGAAATGGCGTTTCGTCAGAGATGGACTGATGGCAATGACTTTTCAGGTTGGGCACGAGTAAACACCGGAGGCACTCTTTCTGCATACCCCGTCGGTGCTATCTACATAAGCACCAGTTCCACCAGCCCGGCAAGCTTATTCGGCGGAACGTGGGAGAGCATTGCTTCTGAGCGTGTACTGATGGGCGTTTCCAGCTCCCACGGCGCAGGCAGCACCGTAAGCGCAGGTCTGCCGAATATTACGGGTGTACTGAAAGATCTGTTCGTAAGTGGCCACTTCAACCAGTCAACCGGCGCATTCAAGCGATCCTCTGCCAGCGGATTCAGCCAGGAAACAAACAGATCGGACTGGCTAGGGTGGGCAGACGCACAGTTTTATGCATCTGATTCCAACTCAATTTACGGAAATAGCTCCACTGTACAACCAGCGGCTTACTATGTTTATATGTGGCGGCGTACTGCGTGATCATGCGGTTCTGCGCCACATATAGACGTAATACGCAGCGGGCTGGACTGTCGAACTGTTACCATAAATCGAATTGGACCAGCCTGCATTAAATTTCAGGTTGTAGCCAGAATCATTCACTGCGTCTGCAATGTAAGATTTCTGTGTACCAAAGCCCAATGCACCACTATGTGCCGCGGTATAGCGCACAAGACCACAACCCGGGTCACGTTCAATTTCACCTACAATATTCGGCAGACCTGCGCTGAGAAGTGCGAAAACTGCCGAAAGTCCGAAATGAAAAAAATCAAAATGGAAGGAGATGAACCTCTATGGAAGATGATTTCTACTATGGAGAGCTCCCCGAATTGCCGCCCCCTGTGGCGAACCCCACCCCAGAGCTTGTGGATGAGAACGACAACCCCGTGGAGAATCCCGACCTCGAGCTTGGCTGGCTGAAGAACGAGACCAAGACCGTACACCATGATGCGGTAGAAGGCGTGAAAAAAGTCAGCCATTATGAGGTGAACCTAAAGCCTGATGGAACCCCCGCTATTTACTATGATACCAATGGCAAGGAGTATGGTCGGGATGTCCATGAGGTGATCGATGTTCCCGGTGTACAGGCTCGGGATGCCTACGATGAAGAAGTGGCGTTCATACGATACATCAAGTACACGGCTGAGGAACTGGCGAAAAAGAAGGCCGAAAAAGAGAAGCAGGAAGAACGTCAGAAAGCCGTGGACACCCTGCCCGAAACACTGGCCGCCCTGCAAAGCGCCCAAACCGACACCGACAGCCTGGTGGTGGATCAGGAGTACCGGTTGACCATGCTGGAACTGGGGGTTACGCCGGAGGCATAAGAGTCGGGTCAGCCCATTTGTATCGTTTCGCTTATTGGCCCACTGAAAAGGAATGCTGATGAGCGATTTTTTACATTAAGATGGCTCATGCGGAACGTGAGCAGAAAGGAATCAAAATGGAACTCTACAACACCTGTGCACGCCTGATCGAACGCGGCAAGACCAACGGGATGCAGCGGAAGCTGGATATCTTCTTTGCCAACGACCGCCTGACCGAAGAGGAGTATGAAAAGCTGTGCACCCAGCTGGCCGAGAAACTGAAGGAGCAGGGGAATGGCTGAGCTCAAAGTCCGTGTCACACTGGGTGATACGACCGTGAAAGGGACGTTGGACGAACTGATCGAGAGTGGAATTTTCAAAATGGAGTACGACCAGGCGGAGCTCGACGAAATCGTGAAAGAAAAAGTCGAGGGACAGAGAGCGGCATGGGAAGCTGACCCCAAAGCGCACCTGCACCAGATGACTGAAAAAGATATGGGTGCGCATACATTCAGTCTGCCCGGTCTTTGTAAGTACGAGATTCCTTGCACGGTGCACGTTGCGAGTGGATGCTTTGCTTCTCGCCCGAAGAATGGCGACGGGCTGACGGGCTGGATGCCAGTTTTGCTCTATACCCTGAAGAAAAAGGAGGATGCAGATGCTTGACATTATTGACGTTTCCCGCTGGCAGGGAACCATTGACTGGAAAAAAGTCAAGGCCAGCGGGAAAGTGGGTGGCGTGATGATCCGTGCAGTTTCCACCAAGAGCGGGCAGCTGTACGTTGACCCGATGTTCGAGAAAAACTACGCCGGTGCGAAAGCCGTGGGACTGCCCGTGGGTGTGTACTATTACACCATGGCCGTGACCGAGGGGCTGGCTCAGAAAGAGCTGAACCTGCTCAAGACCTGCCTGGAAGGAAAGACTTTCGAGCTGCCAATTGCTGTGGATGTGGAGGATAACCGCCTCAAGAGCCTGCCTGCGACTGAGCTGACGAAGCTCGTCAAAATGGAGCTCAAAGAGATCGAAAAGTGGGGACTGTACGCCATCCTGTACACCTACTCGAGCTTTGCGGACTACAATCTTAATATGTGGCAGCTGAACGAGTTTGACCTGTGGCTGGCGGACTACCGAAACAAGCGTCCGACCCGAAAGCACGGCGTGTGGCAGTACAGCTCCAAGGGCAATGTGGCTGGCGTGAGCGGCGTGGTGGACATGAACCATGTGTATAAGGACTACCCGGGCATCATTGCGAAAGCCGGCCTTACCTGTGTGAAAGGGGCGTGAAGCCCACGGAGAGCTTTATCTTGACACATCTGAATGAGATCGTGTCGATCCTGGTGGCAGGCATCATGGGCTGGATGGGTAAGACGCTCTGGGCGACCATTCAGGAGCAGAAAGCGCTGAAAAAAGGCGTGAAAGCGATGCTCCATGATCGATTGTATCAGAGCTGCCGGTATTATCTTCATCAGGGGTATGTGGACGTGGAAGGGCTGACGAACGTCGGCGTTATCTATGAGGCATACCACGAACTGCATGGAAACGGCACCGGCACGAACCTGTATGAGCGAGTGGAAAGTCTGCCTGTCCGGGAAGAACACGCCATGACGTGAGAGGAGATTTCAAAATGGAACAGAACACGACCGTGACCGCCGCAACGTGGGCAAGAACCATCTGCCTGCTTGTGGCGCTGCTGAACAGTCTGCTGACCGCCTTTGGCAAAAGCCCGCTGCCCATTGACAACGAGCAGCTCCAGCAGGTGGTAAGCACCCTCATCACCGTTGTGGTGGCCATTGTGAACTGGTGGCAGAACAACTCGTTCACGAAGGAAGCCATTGCGGCGGACAAGCTCTATGCGGAGCTGAGGGCCAAGAACAACCAGTAATTATTTAACCTGCAAAGGAGGATCTTTATGAACCAGTATTACGGTGCATATCCTCCGCAGAGCCTTACTCCTCAACAGGCAGCTGCTCTGGGAGGATGGCAAAACAATCAGAACCTGCAACAGATGCAGGGGATGGGAATTCAAAATGGATATCCGCAGCAGTTCGTACAGGCCATCCCTGGACGAATGATCCATGACATCCAGGAAGTACGCCCCAACGAAGTGCCCAACAACGGCACGGTGGCCATCTTCCCGAAAGATGACATGAGCTGTGTGTATGTGAAGTATCTATCGAATGTCGGGAAAATCGAAACCATGACCTTCGTTCCCATGGCCCAGACCGCTGAGAACCCGCCTGAAAATGGTGAGCTGGCAGAGATCCGGGACAAGCTGGACGAGATCAAGCGTTTGGTACAGAAAAAGTCAAGACCTTACCGCAAAGAACCTTATAAACACGGAAAAGAGGGACTGAACCATGAACCAAACGCCGAATAACCCGAGAATGAACTTTGTGAACCGTCTACTGGCGGGAAACCCACAGCTGCGAAACAACCCGATGGCACACAACGCGCTGTCGGCAATTCAAAATGGAGACGACGCGACGGGTGAGCAGATCGCCCGGAACTTGTGCGAGAGCTACGGGATCACACCCGAGGAGGCCTACGCACAGGCAATGCGGTTCTTCAGAGGTCGTTAAAAGCAAACGGACGTTAAACATATCCCAAGTGATGTGAATTGAGCTTTTGCTCAGGATACGCGCGGCCTGAAAGAAGGCTCAGTGAACATATCCGTATTTTCCACTCACTGAAATTTCCAAAGGAGGAAATGATATGTTTAACAATGGTATGATGGGCATGATCCCGAGTCTGGCTGACATCGCTGCTGTGACTGGCAACCGGAACGGCAATGGCTGGGGCGACGGCTGCGGTGCATGGTGGATCATTGTGATCCTGTTCGCTCTGTGGGGCGGATTTGGCAACTGGGACGGCAACGGTTTTGGCAACCGCGGGAATGGCTCTGCAACCCGCAGCGCTCTGGCAAGTGCCGCTACCCAGGCAGATATCCAGCGTGGATTCGACAATCAGAGCGTCATCAACAAGCTGAATGGCCTGGAGAACGGTCTGTGCGACGGTTTCTACGCCACGAACACCAGCCTGCTGAACGGCTTCAACAACACCAACACCGCGATGCTTCAGGGCTTTAATGGCGTGAACACTGCCATGATGCAGGGTAACTTCGGCATCCAGCAGGCAATCAACGCCGACACGGTCGCCAACATGCAGAACACCAACGCCCTCCAGACCCAGCTGGCAAACTGCTGCTGTGAGAACCGTCAGGGGCAGGCACAGATCCAGTACGACCTGGCCACCAACACCTGCGCCATCACGACCGCCATCGCCAACCAGACACAGCAGATCATGCAGAACGACAATGCAAATTATCGCCAGCTGCATGACGAGATCGTTGCAAACCGCATGGCCGACAAGGATGAGACCATCGCACAGCTGCGCACTCAGGTGAGCCAGATGACCCTCGCTGCAAGTCAGCAGGCTCAGAACAACTATCTGGTGAACCAGCTGCGTCCGGCTCCCGGTCCTGCCTACATCGTGCAGAACCCCTACGCCGGTACCGGTACTCTGGGCTGCCAGATCGCTGGTCTGACCGGGTGCTGCAACATGGCCGCCTAAGCGAAATTTCAAAATGGAGGGGCGCTGGGAGACTGGCGCTCCTTTCTTATTGATATTTGAAGGAGGATTTGCAGATGATCGAGATATCCAATTCTGCTGCTCAGACCCTGGAAGTCGGTCAGGCGATTCTGTTTGACGTGACGAACCTCAAGACCCGTTGCACCGCCGAATGTCACCGTGCGGGCATGAGTGATGTAAAGCTCAGACTGCCCGGCATTTACGAAGTGGCGTTCTCGGGCAACATCGCAGGTGTGGCTGCCGGTACGGTTCAGCTTAGCATTTCCGCAGGGAATGCAGTGCTCCCCGGCTCCAACATGATCGTGACCAGCACCGCTGCCGGGGATGCCTTCAACGTGGCGAAAACCATGCTGCTGGGCACTGGCTGCGGCATGTATGACGTGATCCGCATCGTGAACACCGGAACGGCCGCTCTGACTGTTTCGCCCGGTGCGAATCTCATCGTGCGGAAGCTTTCGTAAGGAGGAACCAACATGGAGAATCGTTGCATGGAGAGCGTTTGCTCGATGATGGAAACTCTGGTGGATGCCTTCAATGGAGAGCTGGCGAAGGGAATCGAGAGCGTGAACACCCACGAGGCAGGGGAAGTGACTGACATGATCAAGGACCTTGCCGAAACGAAGCGGAATCTGTACGAAGCCTGCTACTACGAGAAGGTCAGCAAGGCCATGAACGAAGCGGAAGACTATCGGATGGGGTACACGCCCTCGACGAAACAGCACCGTTACATGGAGAAGTGGCTGCGTGACCCGGACGAGTTCGAGAGGGAGATGCGTGACGACCACGGGGAGTTCCCTCTGCGTCGGCGTGGGGAGTTTGAGCATGAGGGCAGACAGTACGGCAAGCCTTATGGCGAGTACCTGGAAGCCCGCAAGCACTACACCGAGAGCCACACGGCCATGGACAAGGCGGAGATGGAGCGCCGGGCAAGCGAGCACCTGACGAGCGCGATGAGCACCATCCGAACCATTTACGGGGATGCTGACCCTGACCTGCGCAAGAAGATCAAGGCTGACTTCACCAAGCTCGTGGCGGACATGCCCGCATAATTCAAAATGGAACGGTTTACGGTAAACGGGTGGCTTTGGCGCATCCGTTTTGTAGACCCGGACAGCCCATACCTTGTGGATCGCACCGGACGCAGGACTCTTGCCGTGACAGACCCGAAGCTGCAACATGTGTTTGTGGCACGAGGACTGAGCGGGGGAAAGCTGCGAAGGGTGCTGATCCATGAGCTGGGCCATGTTACCTTAGTCAGTTACGGTCTGCTGCCAGAGCTGCACCGCATGGTGAAATCGGCCTACTGGGTCGATGCTGAAGAATGGGCTTGCAATTGGATCGCGGACTATGGTAATATGATATTTAGAAAGGGCTCCCAGATATTGGGCTATGATATTTTGAGCGACGTTTCCGACCGGGCTGTTTGAGATGCGGCCAATTGATGTACGGATGTGAAATAGAGCTCACGATACGAGACTGATATTTGAAAGACTTTCACGAAAGAAAAAGCCCCTGAGTATCTGCGAGTCGAGCCGCGGAATATTCAGGGGCTTTTATTTTTTGAATTCAGAGACCGTTAAACATGTGATTGGATTTGATTGAACGAGGATTATTCTTTGATTAGTCCTATATTTTGAGAGAAAAATGACGTTGGTGTGTTGGGGTAAAAGTCTTCTGGAGGAGCTTGTGCGGGACGGCAGCGCCATCCTGTTTGTGGACGAGTTCCACACCATCGTGGGAGCCGGCGCGGCAGAGGGGGCCATTGATGCCGCCAGCATCCTGAAGCCCGTGCTGGCCCGGGGGGAGCTGCAGCTCATCGGGGCCACCACCGATCAGGAGTTCCGCACCCACATCCAGAAAGATGCCGCACTGGAGCGCCGCTTTGGCCGGGTGCAGATCGAGGAGCCTACCCCGGCGCAGGCTGCGGCGATCCTGGAGGGCCTTGCCCCCCGCTACGAGCGGTACCACAGCGTGCATCTGCCGCCTGAGACGCTGCGGGAGGCCGTGGAGCTCTCGGTGCGGTACCTGCCGGGGCGCTTCCTGCCCGATAAGGCCATCGACCTTGTGGACGAGGCCTGTGCCGCTGCCCGCATCCGCGCCGAGCGGGAGGGGAAAGCAGATCCCACCCTCACCCGGGAGGACATTGCCCGGGTGGTGGCGCAGGCCAGCGGCGTGCCCGTGGAGCGGGTGGGGGAGAAGGAACGGGAACGGCTGGACAAGCTGGAATCCCGCCTTAACGCCGAGATCGTGGGCCAGCAGAAGGCCGTGGCGGCGGTGGCCGGGGCCATCCGGCGCAGCCGCACCGGGCTGGGGGAGCCGGGCCGCCCCATGGGGGCCATGCTCTTTCTGGGGCCCACCGGCGTGGGCAAGACCGCCCTTGCCAAGGCCCTTGCCGCCAGCTGGTTCGGCAGCGAGAAGGCCCTGCTCAAGTTCGATATGTCGGAGTATCAGGAGCAGCACACCACGGCCCGCCTGCTGGGCGCGCCTCCGGGTTACCTTGGCCACGATGAGGGCGGTCAGCTCACCGAAGCCGTCCGCCGCCGCCCGTACAGCGTGGTGCTCTTTGACGAGATCGAAAAGGCCCACCCGGATATCCAGAATATCCTGCTGCAGATCCTGGAGGATGGCCAGCTCACCGATGCCATGGGCCGCAAGGCCGATTTCCGCAATACCATCGTCCTGCTCACCTCCAACCTGGGGGCACGCTTTCTGGCGGGGCAGAGCGCCCCGCTGGGTTTTGCAGCGGGCAGCGAGGCCGTGTTCGAGAAGCAGTCGGCCCAGGCCATTGAGGAAGCCAAGAAGTGGTTCCGGCCCGAGCTGGTGGGGCGGCTGGATGAGCTTATCGTGTTCCGTCCCCTTGCGGAGGACAGCCTGTGTGCCATCGCCGAGAAGCTGCTGGGCCAGCTGGAAGCCCGTGCCGCCCGCAATGGGTATCAGCTGACCCATACGCCCCGGGTGGGGGCAGTGCTGGCCGCAAGGGCACGCTCGCCCTATGGGGCCCGGGAGCTACGGCGGCAGGTGGACCGCGCCGTGGAACAGGCTCTCGCCAACCAGATCGCCTCCGGCACGGCCCACACCGGCCAGCACTGGACCGCCGACTGCACGGTGGATGGGGCAATCGTGTTGGAAGAGGGGGAAGTAGTAGAGCAAACCATCGGCTAAACCTCTCAGTCACGCTCCGCGTGCCAGCCCCCCTAATAGTGGGGCCCTTGGCATGGCGTAAAGCCTATCCTCTTTGCCAAAGCCTCCCCTACTAGGCAACGACGACGACCGCCGCCAGCGGCGGAAACAGGGAGGCGTTGTTGGGGCCGCGGCCAGCAGGACACGAGTGCTTTGCACGAT